AGCGGCCGCAGCAGCAGCCAATAACAGGAAGCAGAACAGTAACAGTGGCCGTCCCGCTTCTCCCTGTTCCGAAGGCGTGGTGGGAGAGAATACCGCAATCGAGTTTGCTGAGAAGGTGGTTGCGTGTATCAAGGCAGCCGATCCTTCGATCACAGACGAGCTGATTTTTGATATCAAAAACAAGAGCCATCTTTCGCTCTACAACTATCTAGAAGGCCTTCCCAAGGGGACCCCTTACAAGCTCTATAAGCCCACGAAGGAGACCGAGGGAGAGTGGGATGTCATATCGGGAACAGACCTCTGGAGAAAGCTTAGACGGGAACCAGAGGCCAAATCGCAGTATCGCGGCAAGATCTGGGTGCTGGATCCACCCCCTTCCAAGCCCTATACGGAGCTGAGGATGATAGCCATCCCAGGTGGGAAGGCCGTGGGCGGAGACGGCAAGCTCTATATCACTTTTTCTAAGTTTGCTCTGCCTCAACTACAGGGACAGCAGGGAGGTCGTGCGGGGATCCCTGATAAGCAGACGACGTATGTGCTGGGTCTTGAACTGGGGGAAGCAGAGGTGCAGGCCCGAGTAAAGGGGGGTTCGCGTCGGCGGCGTAGAAGACAGACGCGTAAGCGAGTGTAGTGGTAGTCAATCGCACAGGCTCGGGTCGATTCCAATGTATCTCAACGCGGAGCGGTTCGTATGTAGCGAACGGCTCAGACGTAGATGTAGAACGCTCAGAATTCAGTAGATTGATCAACGCATCAATCCGTTTCTCAGCAGGTCGCTTGCTCTTCTTTGCTGTAAGAGCCTTCCACTTCCACTCAAATTGGAGGGCGGCCCGTTCATTTGGAAAGCCGGACACAGTGCAGAGAATCTTCCACGTGTGGCCCGCCTTCACTGCGGCAGAGGTGTATTTCGCACCACCCTTGATCTCGCAATTGTGCTGGCGAAAGCGGTGTTTCATGTCGACTGTGGCACCCACATAAGATGCTCCCGAATCGGCACGGAGCAGACAGTAGCACAACCACATCTTATAGGGTATAGCATAAATTTCTCCTAAGTAGAGAATAGGGAATGGATACTCGTTTTTGGGGTCCAAGTGGATGGAGATTACTACATCTGGTGGTAGCAGCGCCTCTACAGGATCGCAGCGTCAAGACCATGCACGAGTTTTTCGAGCATCTTCCATATGTCCTCCCCTGTAAATTCTGCCGTTATTCGTTGTCCTCCTACTACGAGACTCGTCCTATTCCAGCGACACACGAGAAGTTAGAGCGTTGGCTCTACGATATTCACAACGACGTGAACGGTAAACTCCGATCACAGAATCTGCTGAAGGTAGAGAATCCAACATACGATGAGGTCCATAAACGCTATTCCTCTTGGGCAACCATGCCGTGTGCCTCTACACAGATGTTGGGCTGGGACTTTCTCTTCTCAATCGCCAATACAACTCCGTCAAAATCCTCCCATTCGAGTCCGATGGAGGGGGCACCAGAGAAGATAACTACGGATGCCGATAAGAACAAATGGAATACAATGACCTATAAGGAGCGGATCCCCTATATAAAGAGCTGGTGGTCCAATCTGGGTGCCGTGCTTCCATTCAAGCCATGGAGGACTGCGTGGACGAAGGGGACGGCTGCACTTGGACCTGCCCCTGTAACAAAGGGGAAGAAGGCGGTCTTGGCCTGGGTCTACAAGATGGAGAAGTTTGTCTGTAAATCGATGGCAGAGGATACACCACACGATTCGTTTAATGGGCTGTGTAGAGAGATCACCGCATTCTCGTCTGGATGTGGCAAAAAGACGAGCCCGCGTGTAAAGACCTGTCGTGCTAAAAAGCTCTCTGCCCGATCAACGCTGCGACGCAATCGTATGAAACGATTTACACAGACTGGTGGGTTCCTCTAAGAGCGTGCTCGACACCTGGATCATAGACGATCCCCTTCCACTTCGTCTTCCAGATAGAGGCCGCCGCCAGAGCCTCTGCACGCTCACTGGCAAAGCCCTCTGATAGGAATTTGGCGTAGGCAATTGAGAAGCTCCAACGCTCCTCACGATTCCAAGAGGGATCTGTGTAGAGTTCTACCCGGATACGTCGGCCGTTTCGCAATAGCCACATTCTGCTAATATCAGTAGCTGACTTATAGAATTCATTTTTATAAGTCAACTAGTTAAAAAGCCAGATAAAAATCTGGACTATAACACAGAAGAAGTATGTCACCTATTCCTGTCGAGATGGCATTGTATATTGGTCTGGTATTAATTGGTCTCTGGATCAGTTATCGCCTCTATGTCTCCTTTGCTGTGAAGCACGAGGGATTTGCTGGCAGCAGCCAGGAGGGCGGCAACCACAAGCTCGTAATGTACTATGCCGATTGGTGTGGGCATTGTCAACGAACCAAGCCCACTTTCATGAAGCTGGGCTCTAAAAAGACCATCGGCGCGAAGACCGTTGACATTGTGATGGTGAACCCAGAAAAGAATCCCGAGCTGGCCGAAGGGAAGGAGATAGCGGGTTACCCGACAATCCACCTCTACGACCCGAAGGGTGCCCTCCAGGAGGAGTATAGCGGGGACCGCACGGAGGAGGACTTCGTGCGATTCCTCTCTGAGCATGTAAAGTAGAGAGCCAGCTCTCACCACCGTCGCGAAGCCATGCTTCAGTGGTCCGTATCCCTATACTGAATAACTCATCTCGGTCCTCTTGTTTAAGACCGAGATGCCAAGCAGGGAACCCTCTGACATTGAATCGAATGATATTATGCCCTTCGGGCTTTAGACGTGTAGAGCCCCAATAGTGCTCTCGAAAGTTCAGAATTTTGGGTATATACTCACCCAGAGTTGTGGGCTCCTTGGAGTAATCCGTAATAGTGAAATCCAGTCCAATAGCTCGTGCCCGCTCTTCGTCCGACGGCAGAAAGATCCAAGGAAAATTACTGGCAATCGCACCGTCCACGAGTAGATGGCCGTCTACGGGGTTTCTGAAGGGGCGATAGAAGAATGGGATTGATGTGGAGGCACGAAGGGCATCTACAAGTTTCATTGTGGGATAGGAGGAGCTATCCAATACAAGAGGTTTTGTCTCGGACATGTCCGAACAGGTGATATGTAGACCAGGCAACTCCTGCATCGTATATTCCGACGAGCCCGGTTTGGCATCCTCAAGCAGGGTCCGCATGCTCGAGATAAAGGCATCACCCGAATCGAGACCCCAGTGAGTGCCGAAGGACATGATATTTGTCAGATCCACGTCCCTGAATTTGGTGAAATCGACTGTGTTAAAGATACTAGTGAGTTTCGTATGGGGGACTTTGAGACTGAGAAGTGTAGCAACAATGGCACCGGCCGAATTTCCCCAAAAATTACTGATCCCGTTGAACTGAGGGTTCTTATGTAACACGTCGATGGCCCCCATGAAGGTAACACAACGCGGACCACCACCGGCTATTACCAGGTGTTTTAGCATCTAGTATGAGAGGGTCAACAATATTTAAGCGGATAATAGTCGACAACAAAATCTCAGTGCTCAACAATGAGTACGGGGTCGGCCCCACCAAAATTAGATCCTACAACGCTCTACGATGAGCAGGAGAAGCGTGATGCCTTGAAATTAAAGACGTATAACAATATTCTGGAGCAGGTTCACAACAAGATTCGGGTTATAGCACGTCAGGCCAATAACGATAAGACGCTCTTGTTCACAGTCCCCGAATTTGTCTTAGGGATCCCGCGATTCAATACCCGTGACTGTATCCTCTATCTTGTCTGGAATCTCCGCAATTCCAAGTTCGACGTCCAGTATCTTCCCCCAAGTCTCCTCTTTATCTCTTGGCAGAAACATGAGATGCAATACAAGGAGGAGCGGAGTCCCATTGTTCAGATGTTGAAGAATGCTATTAATACGCATACATCAGAGATAGATAACCAACCTAAGCCTGCTATCAAGAAGACAACCCAACAGTATCAACCGCTACAGGCAACTGATACCGGTACAACAAAGAAAGTGACGTTCATATAGGTTAACCATGATCGATTAAATGGCCTTCAAGGTGATTTAATCGAAAACGCACAATACAGGCAGCACGACTGGTGCTGCACTCAATGCTAGAAGAAGAATGGACTGTTCATAGCACTATTCATAGCAGTGTAGCCGCCGCGTATGGGGACAGCAGCAGCCGTAGCGATATTCCCTATAGCACGCGTCCCCTGTTTCAGTAGGAGATCGAGGAGCAGAAGCACGAAGATCCCTGTCATCACAAAGAGGATGATCTCCGTGTGATTGGATTCGGTGCGAGCGACCTCCAGATGCTCCATCTTGGTGAAGAGTTCATCTATACGCTTTCGTAGTTCAACATCGTTAGTGCTATTGACTAGCATGGCAGCAGCAGGGAAAGATACAGGATCACCTGGAAGTTCGCTCTTCAATACTTGATTCCGTACCTCATCCGTTTTTGATTGGGGCGGCGGGACGCGTTGATAGAGTGTATTGAATCCATCGACGGAAGCACCGGGAAGAGGAGGCGTTTCGGCACTAGGTGACGGCATACGATCCTGAAACTGCTCATACCAGTTGGGCCCCAGCATAAACAGCTTATCAAATCCGGGTTCGTCGCCGGAACCATTCGGGTAGGGGAAGTAATCCTCGCCAGGATCAGCTACACCGATCAGATAAGAGGAGATCGAGGTGGTAGCGTCATTGTTTTCGGGAGGCCCGCCCAGCAGCTCAGCCTGCGGTCTGGGTCTGTGTGCAGGTCTGTCGGGTTCAATGACAGACGGTTCTTGTGGTGGCATATTTGAGCGTTTTGCTCTACGGGGCTTGAGACGGCCTTTCTCGCCTCTCGAGCTTGGATCCTCCAACTGCTGTCGCATGGGCGGAAGGACCGAGTCAGACATATTAGTTTGAAAAGCCTCTTCAATTGAACAATACGACATCTTCACCTGGAAGAATCACCCTATTTTCTGGATGTATTTTCCATCGTCAAAAGTTTTTGCGGTACCGATAGATGAAGACACCCGACTGGGCCCCTGGAATCGTATTAGCACTTGGTGTATTACTCATGACTATAAACTTATGGTATATGGTCTACAAAACCCACTGTAAGGAGGGGTTCTCGAATGAGCAGATAGCTAATCTAGCAGGACAGGTGCTGGGTGCAGCAGAAAAGGCAGAGAAGGAGAATCCACCTTCCGATACAGAAGTAGTGAGGATGTATCGTGCGATCCTTATATACATACAGAGCGACTACACAAAGGGGCTGAAGCTTGTCTACGATATGAACCGGCGTATCTATGGACGGTATGATAAGGTCCCTGACAATTTCGATCCCCGTAAGATCCTGAACAATTACGTCAATCCGATTACTGGAATTTAATGACTTAATTTAAGGATGCAAGCACCTCCACCCCAACCACAAGTCTCGGGTGGTAAACAGACACCAATCTGGCTACCGCCAGTCCAAGTAGATTGGTTCATCGCCGTGGTGCTGGTGATTCTAGGCTCCAATATCGAAACAGTCCCTGATGAGTGGCGTGTCTATATCGCCACTCCACTAGCAATATTCATAGGGATGATGATGTCTGCTGGGCTGGCGGCAATGGGACTGATCCCCGTGGCATTCGCAATGGCCTTCTTCTTAGTGAATCTTGTCCGTATTATACCAAAGAAGAAGGTGGTTAGAAAAGCCAGTCCCGGTGTAAAAGAGGGATTTGTCCCATCTGGAACAATGGACTGGGTGACTACGAATAAGAAGTGGTTTGTTGAGAAGGTCTTGATGGAACGCCCTATTGCCATCCAGGAGAAGGAGGTCAGCACATATCCCGTTCAGGCGTAGAATGGTTACGTAGGATAACAACTCTAGAAGGAAGCGACTTGTAGAGTTTTTATATGACAAAATCAGAGGTAGATGGGCTACAGACTTGTCGAGCTTGGGACCATTCTTGTATTGGGATGGATCCTTGTCTGGCTGACGTTTCCGTTCGAACAACACTATGATGAATCGCTACGCAGATACTCCCGTGAACCTGTGTTCAGAATTCTACTAGGTCTGCTATTGATCTCGCTCTCCGCTTTCAGCGTCCCCGTAGCACTTCTGCTCTTCGTAATCATCTTCTTCTGGATTACAGACGTTCACCTGGTATCAAATATCAAGTTATAGTAAGGGAATGCCAAGAAAGGCTAAGAGACCGCAGGTACTGCATGTTGTGGGTGGTTGTCAATCAACGGGTGGGTTTGTCCCCCAATCGCCAATGAATATGATGCCAGCGGCACCACCGTTGATGGATCCGCTATCAACTACGCTATTATCTATGGGTGCCAATCCCTATGTGATTGGTGTGTTCTATATGGTGCTAAACTTGGGTGGTCGATTCCTTACGTTGGAGTTGACAAAGCGTCAGGAGTGGTTCTTGAGTCAACCCATTGTGCGACCCTTCATCCTCTTCTCTGTGCTCTTTATCTCAACCCGCAATTTCGCGGTAGCACTCTACATGACTGTGGGTATACTGGCTGTGTTGTGGCTCTTCGCAAACGAGAACAGTCAACTCTGCCTGATACCCAGCTGGCGTAATTCTCAGAACGAGATCAATACAGACAAGGCTTACGAGGAGGCGATGAAGAAGATCCAGCAGAACAAGGGTGAGGAGATGCACCCCGAGCCTCATCATGACGATGGGCCTCCAGCACCACAACAAGGGGCCGCTCAGCCTCCTGCCGAGCACCAGGAGACCCCTCATCAGGACGCTCATCAGGAGACCCCTCATCAGGACGCTCCTCATCAGGAGACCCCTCATCGGGACGAGCACAACAGTCCCGACCATCAACACAACGCCTAGGCGTGTTTACAAATACCTTAAGACTATTCCAAGAATAATCCTAAGATGCACAACTGTAAGGCGTGTGTAAGCGATCCGACCACACACAGTTTTAGATTAGTCGGTCGTTCAGATAACCGAGACATCTACTATACTTCGCCAGCCAAAGCTACAGGCCGAGAACCAGACGTGATCAAACTAGTGAATTTCAAGCACCACCTGGACCAGGCGAAGAGCCATAAGTGGGTCTGGATATTCGATTGTAGCGATATGCAGATGAAGCACTACTCATCGCTGGACTTCGTCAGCAAGTTGGCACGAATTCTGAGTGAGGAGCATGCCCACAGTCTCGATAAGATCTTTGTAGTAAATCCAAACCTCTGGATGCGTGGGCTACTCGTATTTATGAAGACCATCTCAGGAAACCAACTATTGAAAAAGACACACGTGATCGAGGGGAGCAATTTTGACATGCTTATCGCAATGGAGAAGCATGGGGTTACCAGGCCCAATATCGATCTCTGGTAGGTCTACTAAGCACAAAAGTTAAGCACACTCAGTGAACTTAACTTCGGTATTTAACTGTTGATCTTTAGACAACAAGATTGATAGAGGCTACAGCGGGCTTGGCCTTGCGGTTTCCGCCACGACCAGAGCGACGAGCAGCGGCCTCAGAACCATTCATCGTGGTTGAGGTGTAGATGCTCTGATTATCGTCCCCTGCGTCAGGGCGAGGAGGGGGAATAAAGCCGGTTGAGACGGGCTCACCACGGTCCTCGGCCTCAAACGCCTTGAGAATATCCTCTACGCCACTGGGACCTCGCATCTCGCGGCGGGCGGTCTGAACGGCGGGCGAGGGAGGGGTCTGCTCCTCTGGCGACCATCCAGAGGAGCCAAGGCCACCACCGCCGCCACCAAAGGGCATGGGGTTAGGCTCGCGTTCACGCTGGCCACCACCACCAGGCTGTCCCATGCTCATGAAGTTAGCAAAGCCAGGGCCAACAGACTGGGACGCAGCCGCCTGAGCAAACTGGCGTGCCAGATCAGGATTACGCTTGAGAATATCGTCCATTCCAGGCATCTTGGACTTGAAGAACGTATTTGTCACGTGGCACATCGCCGCACTCATACCGAGCGTCATCACAAGGCGGACCTCAGGTGCCACCTTGCTGCGATCCTTGTATTTATCGTAGAGCTCCTCGAAGATCTCGTCGAAATCGTCCTGGTTCTCATTTACGGACTCGGACCAGCCCTCGAGGTTGACGTCGGCGGGATTGAAACGCTGGTTGAGAAACTCAAGGCCCGTCACACAGGTCACCAGCATCTGACGCTGGAACTTGATAGACTTCTCAAGACCGGCACTATCGTTGAGGCGCGCATACTCAGCCTTGATCTCCTCCAGCGAGTTAGTCATGTTCATCTTGGCCCCCTCAATCCCCTTGGTCTGAAGGCGACGAAGCTTGTTCAGCAGTGCGGCCTTCTCGGTCGCCTCCTGTTCAGGAGTCAGCTTGGGCACGGAGACGGCAATAGCAGGGGCGGGAGCAGCGGCCCCGCCAATAGGGAGACTCTCGAGATTCTCTGCCCCATAGTCATTGCTGCGGTTGATATGAATTGTATCTACACCGCTAAGACCAGAGCCTTGAGGCGTGTTCAAGGTAACCGTCTTCTGGGTATCCTCGATATTGATGAAGTCGATGCCATCGCCAATAGAGGAGGTGGGCACAGGGGGCGGGTTGCTGATCTCAAACGTGGAGCCTGAGCTAGAATAGGGAGTCGCAGTGATCCCGTTATTTGCATTGGGGCTGGGTGTCACCTTGTTCTGATTGGCCAATAGGTCCATATCCAGATTTCTAGTGGCGTTGGGGCCGTTTCCTAACTCCATCACATCAAGACTGATGATATCATCAATATTTGCCGTGTTTGACGCAAAGTTTGACAGGTCCGCAATAGATACACCGGGACCGCTCATTGCTTTCTCTTCGTTTTACAGTAGGCGTTTAGGTGATTTTATTTGTTAGAACGCATACACATCAAAAAAGCGTCGGCCAAGTCGGATCGTTTGCTCTTACTCAAAAAGAAGTCTCGCCAAGCCCCACTTACCTTCTCTAAGACAAGTGCCTCTGCCGCCCCCTTGCGGGCCTTGTAATCTCCACCTGCAGCGGCCACCTCCTCCGCCACCTCATCGGTCTTTTTAGAGGCGTGAACAAAGGTGATCTTCCCCTTCCAATCCCTCTCTCTAGTCAGCCGATGTGCCAACAAGGTGTAGAGGATGATCTGCACCGATTTCATTGTAGGGGCGTCAAATACAGGCTGATTCTCAATGCGGATCTCGGCGGCCTTGGCAAATGCCTCAATCTCGGTGTCCAGGAATCGCTCAATCGCCTCCAAGATGATCCGTAGATCGGTCTTGATCGTATTCTTGGGCTTCTTATACGGCAGGAGATAGTGTTTAACTAGCTCGCCCATATAGTCCTCCTTCTTGGGTTTGGCCACAATGGTCCAGCTCTCGGCGGCAGCAAAGGCCTTCAGCGATTTTACGTCCAGTTTAACGGTCGTAGGAAGCCCCTTGAGCGTTGTCTTCCCCTTCTTAACGCAGGTCTTACACCAGATAGCGTCGCCACTAGACCAGCTGGGAGGCCCGCCACAGACGCACCGCGATGCTGACTGTGAGTCCGTCCCAGCCAGAAGATCGTAATTCATCCACTTCTCAATACTAAAGGTTGTGCCACTAACATCGGCCAGACAGAAGGCCAGGTTACGGATCCCCAAATCGAATGAGAGGATATACATTTAGTATAGACAGAGCAAACCTATTTAAGTGTTCATTGCGATAAGACCCCAGAATGGCGGATCTCTATCGCACAATGGCTAGATTCGGATGGCGAGATATCCATTATGGTAATCCTTTTCTCCCCACCGATAACCCTAAGATGGATCAACCAGGGCACTGGCGTATCGGTCTCTACACCGGTCCTAATCGCGATCTCTGTGTCAAACACTGTGTTACCGAAGAGGAGGTGGAACGCTATCGTTCCCCCCACGCAAATAGTGTTGCGGAGGCAATTACTAAATCACGACTCCTACTGGAAGGACGCTCTGGCGGCTGTAGGGCAAAATCGCAGCATCTCTATAGGGGATGTCAGGACTGCACGCCATAGACGCTAGCGGTGCTCTAGTTATTGTCTATCACATGGACGGGGCCGTGCCCGAACTCTTAATGGGTGAAGAGACGAAATTCGTTAGCGACGATAAAGGCCACGTCTCGAAATACGCACGTGACTTTGGAAAGAGTATCTTTGATGCGTTCACCTATAAAGGAGACATCACTACACCGGCAGATGTTGAGCACGCTCATGCCTATTTTGCTGCGACGGCAGCAGCACTTGAGGGTGCTAATAGAATCGGTCGTATCACCTATGCCGATTTCAAGAAATCCAGTAAACCAGGGCTGATCTCAGCCAAACCCCGGTTTGTTCCGTGGGAGAATAGCGGCAGACTCGGCTTCACTAAGGGTGGTTATATAGCAGCCGACGGCAACGTTGAAAATACAGGGGTTCGCGAAGTCTTTGAGGAGACGGGTATAACGATCGATCCTGCTAAGCTGATCAGCACAGGTCAACTGATCGCGGCCGATAGGGCTGGAACAACTAAGTATGCAATCTATCTCTACAAGTTGAGCGACAGGGAATACCAGACTATAGTTGATGATAAGATTCTGGAGAAGAAGAATGCTAGCCGCTTTAATGAACTTCATAACATTCGTTTTGCTCGCAGACCGACTCAATTCGCTAATGCTCTATCGGAACAGGCCTATGCCAGAATGGTTGGAAGACTTGTAGGCGGTGTTCGCTCACCACCAAAAGCAGTAAAGCAGGCCAAGACAATGAAGGCGGCGAAGTCAGTCAAGCGTTCATCGCCACGGACCCGACGATCGCCGCCACGCCATCAGAGAGCCAAGGTGATTGACGCAGCATCGCTCTATACCGAAAAGCAGAAGGAGATGTTATGTGGGCAACACGCACTGAACCATCTTCTCCAAGAGCAGAAGTTCGTCAGTCTTCCTGGTAAAGCCCGAAAACACAGACTGATAAACGGACAGATCGATCTACAGGCGTTCTGTAGACATATTCGCAGTGAAGCACGTAAGGACCTGGGAGAGGCCGCAAATGAGACGATCGATTGCCCTCCAGAGGGCGACTATCAAGCGGACATTCTTGTCAGAGCGATCAAGGACGAACTACGCTACACAGTTGACGAGCTCCCCTTTCACCAAGAGGGCGTGGCCGAATTGAAACGACGGCTCCCCTTATCAAGACCGCGTCTATTAGGACTACTAGTGAACATAGCGGGTTATCACTGGACAGCCGTCATGAGTCGTATTCAACCGAAACAACACGTCTATATCGATTCGCTCTCCATACCAAAATCATTCAATCCTCTGTCCGACAACGATCTTGTCGAGTTTCTCTCTGAACGCAACCCCTATCGAATCTACATACTCAGTCTTCCAGAAAAGGGGGCCTACTATCGTTGTCGCCAGTGCTGAAAGGGGCAGATAATCCTTGATACCGTGGACCAGTGGTCCAATCTATCAATCATGCGGCTTAACTCAACAAAAAAGACGACTGTCTCAATCAGATGGTTCTCAACTATATTGGGAGCAAACGGACGCTTGCTACCCGTATAGTTGCCGAATTCCAGAAGGAGTGGTCGGATCTCTCTGGATGGGATTTTGTTGATGCTTTTTCTGGCACAGGGGCTATTGCTATTGCTGCTGCACCTCATGTAAATTCGCTTATCGTCAACGATTGGGAGGATTTCTCAGTGGCTCTCTTGAAAGCTCAATTTGCCCCTCCCCCGAATCCACTTGCTCTTGTCAACGAACTTGATCTGACTCTTCCCAAAACAGGACTGATCACTAATACCTACAGCGAACAGAGTGGGCGTCTCTATTTCAGCACATTGAATGGGCAGCGAATAGACGGTATTCGCGAAGCACTTCGCTCAAGCAAATACAGTCACGCAGAACGGGACTATCTACGTGGATCGCTCGTCTCCGCAGCGGATTCCGTAGCAAACGTCGCCTCTGTCTACGGAGCCTATCTGAAGGATTTCAAAAATACTGCTACCAATCTCCTCCATCTCCGTGTAATCCCTCCGTCACCAAAGCGGGCCACGGTCCTACAGATGGACACACAGGTCCTTACTCTGGATCCCAGTCACGTCCAGCCAGAGACGCTGCTCTATCTCGACCCGCCCTACAATCAACGCCAGTATGGTGCGAACTACTTTCCACTCAATGCCGTAGTTGATATCAGTGCTAATCTGATCAACGTAAATGGCGTCACTGGAATCCCCGCAGACGGCTACAAGAAGTCACCATGGTGCTCAAAGAAGACAGTGAAAGAGGCACTGAAAACAATCTTGGAGGGGACGCCAGCCCGTCGTATAGGACTCTCCTACAATCGCGAGGGTCTCTTGACACACGCAGAGATAGGTCAACTGTTTGAGGCTGCCGACTGGTCATACAAACGGATAGAGATCCCCTATAAGCGGTTTGCCTCTCAGAAGGATCTGGAACCGAACACAACAGAGTATCTCTTTCTTGCTCAAAGGAAATAGAAATACAACCCCATATAAACCAAGAGGTAGATAATACGTTAATATGCTCGAATTCAAGGAGCTACTGGATTCGATGGGGATCGTCGTCAGAGGGATCCTCCATATAGGGGCCCATATGTGCGAAGAGCTCGATACATATAGCAGATGGAATCTCTCTCCGAACAATATTGTCTGGGTCGACGCAAATGAGACATTAATTGCTAGGAACAAGGCACGCGGTATCCCTAATCTCTATTATGCCGTAATGGACGAGGTCTCTAGGACGAGCGAATTCAAGATCACCAATAATGGTGAATCCTCTAGCCTTCTAGAGCTAGGGACGCACGCTAAGGACTATCCAGGTGTTGTAGTGGTAGAGACTCGTAAGGTACAAACGACTTCGCTGCCAGAATTTCTAGCAACAAATTCGCTCTCTGCAACGGACTACAATCTCTGGAATCTTGATATTCAGGGTGTTGAACTAGCCGTGCTTCGCGGAGCCACTAGTCTCCTACATCATGTAGACGCTATCTATACCGAGATCAATAGCCACGAGGTCTACAAGGGATGTGGCCTTGTCACGGAGATCGACGCCCTTCTTGCCGATCATGGTCTGAAGCGTGTGCTCACCTTCAATACCTCGGCAGGTTGGGGTGACGCACTCTATGTGCGGGTCTCGCCTTCTAGCCCGCGTCGCAGCAATAACTGTCCAAAGGTCACCCTCGGTATCCCCACGATGAATCGGTTCGAGCAATTCCTCTCGAACTCCCTTCCAGACTATCTAGAGATGCCAGGAGTAGAGCAGATAATTATAGCTGACGAGAACGGCGAGGATAATTTCAAGATCAGGTGCCGCAATTGGGGCCAGAATTCAAAGCTTGTTCTGCGAACAAATCCCACGCGACTGGGTGCGTATGAGAATAAGATGAGTCTTCTACGTGAGGCAACTACTGACTGGGTGGCAATTATCGACAGCGATAATAGACTGAACGCCGACTATTTCACTGTGCTACAGAATTACTGGGTCACACACGGTGTAGATACGAAGGCAGTCTACCTTCCGCTCGATGTTGAAGTAGTCGATATGCGGAGTTTCACAGAGGTCACCTCTAGTCGCCCATTGAAGGGTCTCACAATTATGACAGTCGACAAGAGCAATTGGAACCAATTTCTCCGCCAGCCCTATGCAGAATTTGCACTGAATATGGGGAACTGCCTCTTCCATAAAAATCTCCTTGAGGCCCCACTAGAGATTACGTCTAGCGTAGATCTCTTAATTGAACACAAGGTGCTCAACCACCAGCTGATCCAACACGGCTATAAGCTGATCTTTGTGCCTGGCATGGGATATAAGCACGCTGTTCATACTGAGACTATCTCACTGCGACACGGTGCCGAGATGACCAGTATCAACGAAAGCACGTATTGGGAGATCTACTGATCCAGTATTCAGAGCAGACACGGATCTCCTGCCGGTTCCGTTCACAATAGTTCGACAGAAAGAGCCGTGAAAAATCGTAGGTCTCCTCCAGCATTTTGCTATAGACTGAGAGCAGATAGGGCTCGTTGATCTCAGTGTAATCCCGTGTCCAGAGCACAGGGCAGCCCTCATATGTGACCCGCATCTGAGGACTCTCCTCAATAATCGGTATAACTCCTGCCAGTAACGACTCGTAGTGTCGATGGCAGTCGATCCCATTCCCTTCAGGCGAGATCGCAAATTTATAGTTAGGAAGGCTCCTATAATACGTCCCTGAGTCCAACTCCTGATTACTTATGCCAGCGGCTCCTAGAATCTCTAGACACCGAGTCCGGTTGAATCCATCCGGACGTCGTGCCCTATCGGTATGATCGCGGATTGCACAGAGCACAGTCAACGAATGGTCGCCCAATTGTAGCAGATGCGAATTGCTATATTCGCTAACATACTGCCATGACATGCCGATGGGCCACCCCATCCAGCGATCCATACCGTCAACGGACGAGGCCTGAACAATCATGTCGTCAGGATCTTTGTAGGTGATCAGCCATTCGGACAGGCTACAACGCATCTAAATACGTCTCACTCTAATAATTTTATACCGGTTTACTAAAATGAGTCTGAAGGAGCATTACGCCAAAACGGTAGCTGTGAACGAGGCAAAGACGGGTGGATGGGCCCCTCTCTACTATGGGATTTTCAGTGAGCTCTGCCTAGCCAGCAATTTCAAGGTGGTGGCCGAGGTGGGTGTCGGCTATGGCACCCATGCCAAGGAGATTCTGACGAATACAGCAATCGACCGCATCTATCTTGTAGATTCCTACGTTGCTCACGAGGGCGACGGCTTTTCGGCAGATATTATGGCTCGTGAGCCCGAGGTCCCTGGTGAGAATTTCAACGAGCTCTATGCCCTTGTTCAGAACGAGCTCTCCCCATATAACGAGCGTATCACGTGGCTTCGCACTCCCTCCACCTCAGTGCTTCCGTCAGAGATAGCCGACGAATCCCTGGATGCTGTCTTCCTTGACGCTGATACAAGTCAGGTGGCAACCGATCTTGATTTCTGGTGGGGCAAGTTGCGTTCAGGAGGTGCACTGCTTGGCGACGACTACTGGATGGAGCATGTGGCACTCCAGGTCCGGAGTTTTGCGGAGAAGATTGGGCAGCCAATCGAATTTATTGAGCAACCCGACGTTGGCTACCAGATCTATCGATTCAACAAGGCCTGAACAAAAATAGCATGAACAAATATAAGATGCCTGGATCCACCCGCCGCGCTACTACCCGGTCTAAGGCCGCTGCTACTCTTGCTAAGCGCCAGGCGGCTGCCTCCAAGGCCCGCGCCACTCTCCGCAACAAGCGTGCGGCCACTCACCGCCCCGTCACGCGTTCCGTGACCGCGAAGGCCAAGGCGACCGCCAAGGCCAAGCGCAACGCCAAGAAGGCCGCCAAGAAGCTCAATGTGATCCACGAGTAGAGACCTCGTGTGATATGTCTATTATTGTATAAACTATTTTACAATAATAAGATGACAGTCGCAAAGGCAGCCATGAAGATCTTCACAAAGCTGCTGCTACACCCCTTCGTATTCTATCCATTGCTTCTGGCACTAGTAATACTAATACAGACTATCTATGTCTACCTTGTGCCATTCGATAGAACGATCGTAGTAAAGGAGAAAGTCGGCTACTCATCTGGTAAACAGCTGCGAAACACCATAATGGATGAGGAGGGGCGTGTCTATCAAGTCTCCAACTCCGTGCCAAGACTACATTTCAGGTCGGCCGAAGTCTGGATGAGTCTAGAGAAGGGGAAGACCTATCACGTAAATGGCAATGGGCTGCGACTCTCCCTATTCGGGTTGTACCCAAATATAGTCAAGGCAACACCAGAATAATCCACATATTTTCATATCAGAAACGTGCTGATCTGAAAATTCAGCGGGCAACCCCGTCTTAGATTGACTTGATAAACTCCCATTCCATATCCAAGCAGATATTCTGCCAGATCTTGTCCTGCATATAGAGTTTCTCACGGGATTTGAGAAGCGGAAAGCAGGGAAGAAACTCATCAAGCTCGAGAAGCTGGCAGAACTTATACAATACGTAGGAATACGAGAGGAAATTCGACCGACCCTTGGGACAGTGTTTGATGAAGGAGGGCTGGATCTCGCGAAACATAAAGCGGAGCTTATCCTCGACCTCGCGACTGAGGACGGGTGCTTGTATACCGTTGAGACGGTTCATAATGTGAGCAACATGCTCGTAGTATTTGCTTAGTTTCAGCTTCTTGAGGATCTCACGCAGCTTGGAGGGCTTCAGCTTGCTGGTATCCGTAATTCGCTCCTTCTTCAATTCGCTCTCGATCTGCTCGAAGATCTCCAGTGGGATCTCGGTGGTCTCCTTGGCCTGGAACTGTGCCAACCACTCGTTGAGGTGATTGATCTTCTTGTAGGCAAAGTAGGAGATCTCGCGGGGAGGATCCTTATACGAGGGCTTCTCGGAATCAATCAGGATGAAGTCCTGGTAGCCGCACGAGGAGCAATTCAGCAATGCCTCGTTCTGTGCAAAACACATCTCGTTCTCGCAGACAGGACAGGATCCATAATCGGATTCAATACCTGACCCAGGCATTATACCCGATTTTATAGCGGTAGGTTCAACAATTGAGAGATACTTCTCAAGGGCTTTATCACGCCGCATACCGTCCAGCTCAACGGTGATCTCAGACGCAACACGTGGCGATCGCACGGCCTTCTTCTTTGGCCGTGTCTCCTGTTCCGTCTCCGTCTCCTTAAAATACGAGAGCACCGAATTTGCCGGCGTGCGAAGGGTGTTTGTATTACCGCTATTAATAGTCGAATCTCCCTTGGCAATACGCTGATGCGTATCGTAATGCCCAAATAGAATATCCCCAACGTTCAAAAAATAGTTCAGCAGATCCTTGTCTGATTCAATATCCTTGATCCGCTTTACCAGATCCGTCTCAGAATCCAGCAGTTCCTTGTGTTCGTCGTTGAAACGTGTCTCAACCGGCCACTTTGCCAGCCGGTCGCGGATCTCCTGTAATTCGGTGGTCAAGGCAGGCAACGACTCGCGTGTCTCCTTAAATTTGCGGATCTTGTCATTGTGGAACCCTTCCAATGTAGTGAGTTTGTCACCAGTCGATTCATTGGGGCTCTCTGTAAGGGCCGGCAATGGGACTAATAACTCATTTAATGAGAAATTTGACATTTTGATATGGTATTCCTATAGCCGGCCGTTTAGGTGCCCTCAGGGATCTGAACGCAGATTTTGCCGGATATTTATCTATCCCGGCAAATTTTTTTCGGAATGGAAGGTATAAGACAAAATGGGTGGCGGTGGTCTAATGCAGCTTGTTGCTTACGGCGCTCAGGATATCTACCTTACTGGCAACCCCCAGATCACCTTCTTCAAGGTGGTCTACCGTCGCCACACGAACTTCGCGATGGAGGCGATCGAGCAGACCTTCAACGGCTCTGCCAACTTCGGCAAGAAGGTGACTTGCACCATCTCCCGCAACGGTGACTTGATCCACCGCATCTACCTCCAGGCCACCCTCCCCGCGGTGACCCTCCAGACCAGCGACGGCTCTGGTGCCCAGTTCCGCTGGCTCAACTGGGTCGGCCACAACCTCGTGGCGAACGTTGAGCTCGAGATCGGTGGCCAGAAGATCGACAAGCACTACGGTGACTGGCTCCACATCTGGAATGAGCTCACCCAGGAGGCCGGCAAGCAGGCGGGCTACGCCGACATGGTTGGCAACGTGCCCCAGCTCGTGAACCTGCTCACCCAGGGTGGCGAGGACTGCGACAACGACTGCTCCGCCGGCGAGCCCAACGCCTCCTCTGAGGTGCTCAAGTGTGCCCCTGAGTACACGCTCTACATCCCCCTCCAGTTCTGGTTCTGCCGCAACCCTGGCCTTGCTCTCCCCCTGATCGCCCTCCAGTACCACGAGGTGAAGATCAACCTCGAGTTCAACGACCTCAAGAACCTCTGCTGGGACATGACCGCCTCGTCTGGCCACCTGGTGCGCGACCGCGTGTCCAGCTCCGGCCTCGTGTCCGCGTCCCTCTACGTGGACTACGTCTACCTCGACACGGATGAGCGCCGCCGCTTCGCCCAGGTCTCTCACGAGTACCTGATCGAGCAGCTCCAGTTCACGGGCGGCGAGTCTGTGACCTCCTCCGCCAACAAGATCCGCATGAACTTCAACCACCCTTGCAAGGAGCTCGTGTGGGTGGTCCAGCGCGATTCCTTCGTGTCTTGCGACGACAACGTGGTTGGCCCCTGGAAGGGCCAGCAGCCCTTCAACTACTCCGACTGGTGGGACCGCGCCGTCCTGGAGTCTGGCTACTCCGTGACCCGCGTGGAGGGCCTTGCGGGCAAGAACCCCGTGGTTACCGCCAAGATCCAGCTCAATGGCCACGATCGCTTCACCGAGCGCGAGGGCCGCTACTTCAACTTGGTGCAGCCCTACCAGCACCACACCAACGTGCCCGCTGTCGGCATCAACGTGTACTCCTTCGCCCTCAAGCCCGAGGACCACCAGCCCTCTGGCACCTGCAACTTCTCCCGTATCGACAATGCCACGCTCATCCTCACGCTCTCCAACAACACTGTCGGCTCCACCCTCAGTGCCCAGGTCCGCGTGTATGCGACGAACTACAACGTGCTCCGCATCATGTCCGGCATGGGTGGCCTTGCCTATTCCAACTAAACGCCGAGCCGCAAGGTTCCGGTGCGTGTTGGAGCAGATATCTACATATCAAACATTCGTAATGTCTGATATGACACAAAAACTCAAATATAGAATGTAGCTCAGTTGATCGTGTTCTGATCGGCCATCCCCCAATGCCTGTCCCAGTGGAAGATGGTGTTCTGATAGTTCCGATCCATAACGCGGCAGTCGTGCGGAAACGGTGAGCGATATGTCGGTCGCTTGTTCATCCAGAAGCCCCACTCGCCCTGAAAGCAGGGAACAGATGTGTGATATGCGTGTCCGCCGCCCAAGCCCACACGCTCAGCCCCCTGTCGCACGATCTCCAGACCGGTTCTGCGTCCAGGCTCAACGGGGCCCACATGGGAGACGACGCCGCCACCCTGTTTCAATGAGCGGCGGATCAGCTGCCAGAACTCAGGCCCATAGAGGACCTGCTCATTCGGATCCGGATCAGGAAGATCGATGATGATTGAATCGTAGATCTCCAGACGATTGCCAGAACGGAGAAAGGACATGATATCTTCGTTGTAGTAGTGGACACGGCGATCACTATAGACCGTCTGATCGGCATATCTGAGATACTCGCGGCAGAGACGGACTAGTTCGCCGTCGATATCAACCCAGTCGACAGCAGCCACCTTGTTGGAGCACCATTTGAGCACCTCGCGAACAGTAGCACCCTCGGCACCGCCGACCACAAGCACCCGCTGACGACTACTACTTGTAGCGTGGATCAGTGGATGGACAAGGGTCTCGTGATAGATCCGCTCGTCGAATGAGGCGGATTGTAGCTCTCTATCGAGGAAGAGCATTCGCCCATAATCGCTGCTCTCCACAATCACTACATCGGCAAAGGGTGTGCGTTGTGCGACAAGGCAACGTGTGACAGGGTAACGTGTAGAGGTCTGTTGTAGGGGGGCCGCCTCTTGGTAGTAGCCATCGGCCTCGATCTCCTGTGCGGACTGCATCTTTTGTCTATAGTCTGATAGGGCACGCACGTGTCAAGTTTTTACGATCCGCTCAAAAAACATTAGAGATTTTTAGTTCAGCTGATTGAGATACCTTGCCTGACGCCGTGTAGGGTGGCAGTGGAAGTTGTAGTATTCGTGAGTGCTGGGATTGAAGCCGTTGTTTTTGTACCAGTCCTTCAAACGCTGATTCTCCAAGGGGTAGAGGCAGACGCTCTTGTTGTCAGCCACAGCCTTTGCCAAGAGAACCTTCAGCAGTTCCGAGCCGAGATTAGCACCCCTGTATGAGGGATGAACAGCCAGAAAGGAGAGGTAGCGGCTGACTACATCGATCGTCTTCTTGTCCTTCTTGAGTTGCTGACGCTGCTCGTGGTAGCCATCCGACATAGTAGCGAAGCCGAGCAGATCACCCGCGTATGTGTAGATGCCGAAGCTATCTTCATGGCTTCGGTTTCGCCACCGATATCCAAAGAAGCTGAGCGGGATCCCCTCCTGTAGAAAGGTGAGGCGGAAGATGTCCTTTGCCGACGCATAGTCCTGAGTAGTGAGTTGCTTGATATAATAGGTCATTCGCCTTGTTATTCGTCTCATCATCCCGTCCACCATAAAGGTCTCGCTTCAATTTTACTCGTTTCGCAGGGCGTCGCATTCACCTCTTGGATGATGACAAGAAGTGCCGACGACAGACGGGTTGGTAGGAATCTGCTCCGCCAACATTGGCCCCACCCTCCAGAGTGGCCGCCGCCATTGAGACTGTAGTAGCACACGTGAATCGTGCCGGAGTGCCATCGCCACACATCTTACAGAAGGCGTAGAGGCGTTGCACCTCGTCGGCCAGTGGAATCAGCTCCAACAGACGGCCGAAGGGCTTACGATGAGCATCTCCATCAAGGCCGACCACCACCAGATCCTTCCCCTCACGTTCTACGGCGGCCAGAGCGAACTCTACAATATCAGGGAAGAACTGACCCTCCTCTACAATAATCAGTCGCGCTGCTGCAAACTCAGCCGTCCCCAACAGACCCATCAAGTCGCTACGAGCAAGAGCAGGACACTGCTGTTGATCGTGGTTGATGATCACGCTATTATCCCCTCCTGCCGTCTCCAGATAGCGAATATCAGCAGTATGTTTGATCACCAGAACACGCCAACCGATGGCTGTCCGCCGCCGCACGATCGACTGAAGAGCAGAGGACTTACCTGCGAACATTGGACCAATAATCAATTCAAGACTCATTCTTGACAGATCTCCTATATAAACACGAGGGCTCATTTTTACATCTAAAATGGCCATCAATTTGAAGGCTCCCAAGTCCAAAAAAAGCACTTTAAAAAAGCTTGAGAGTAGCAGATAGCGTCACCATGCCTAACCTACAGAACTCAAGTGAAACCGAGACTATTGTTGGAATCCAGTTTGGGCTCTTTAGTCCTGATGAAGTTGTTCGTCGCTCAGTCGTGGAGGTAACCAGCCACGTTGCTATCGAGGGGAAGATTGGTGGTCTGTTTGACCCCCGGATGGGCGTGCTAGAAAACGGCAAGCTCTGTCGCAGTTGTGGTCTGAACAATCACAACTGTCCTGGGCATTTCGGCCACTACCGCCTCCCTCGCCCAGTCTACTACATCCAGTTCTTCAAGCTGGTGATGAAGCTTCTACGCTGTGTCTGTATCAAGTGTGGTAAGCTCCGCATTGACAAGAACCGCTATCGCCACCTGCTCCGCCTCAAGGGCGAGGCCCGCTGGAAGCAGGTGCTTGAGCTCTGCTCTAAGATCACGCGGTGCGGTGAGGATATTGAGGATGGTTGTGGTGCTCGCCAGCCCAGTAAATACAAGGACGAGGATATCTGCCGCATTGTTGCTGAGTGGAAGGATATCGAGCTTCCCGAAGGTCTTGCTGCCGACGCTGCCCAGGGGATCAAGGACGGTGTAATTGAACGCTATCTAGAGCCTGAGTATGTCTACCGTCTTCTCCGTCGCATCAGCGATGAGGACGTCGACTTCATGGGTTTCAGTCGTTTCTGGTGCCGCCCTGACTGGATGATGTGCACCGTGCTTCCCATCCCCCCGCCCCAGGTCCGCCCCTCTGTTCTTCAGGACAACAACCAGCGCTCAGAGGACGATCTGACTCAGAAGCTGATTGATATCATCAAGACGAGCAAGAACCTGGAGCAGAAGATTCAGCAGAATGCGAAGAAGAAGGCGATCGACGAGTGGACCAACGTGCTCCAGTATCACGTAGCCACTCTGATTGATAACGAGATCCCTGGTGTCGCTCCCTCTGCTCAACGCAGTGGCCGTCCCCTCAAGTCGCTCCAGCAGCGTCTGGGGTCAAAGGAGGGTCGTATCCGCAACAATCTACAGGGTAAGCGTGTAGAGTTCTCTGCCCGCTCTGTTATCACCCCCGATCCCAATATCTCAGTTGCTGAGCTGGGCGTTCCTCTCAAGATTGCGATGAACCTCACTCACCCTGAGCGGGTCACGGCCTTCAACATCGATCGCCTCTACGCACTGATCCAGAACGGCCCCGACAAGTATCCTGGTGCGAAGACCATTGTGCGTGCCTCCGATGGTCGCATGATCTCGCTCAAGCACGTGAACGCCAAGGATATTCAGCTCTATAGTGGCGACATCGTGAATCGCCACATCATGGACGGGGATATCGTGCTGTTCAACCGTCAGCCGTCGCTTCACCGCATGTCGATGATGGGGCACAGAGCCAAGGTCCTTCCCTACAATACGTTCCGTCTGAACGTCTCTGTTACGGCACCATACAATGCTGATTTCGATGGTGATGAGATGAATGCCCATATCCCCCAGTCGATTGAGGCGGCAATCGAGCTCCGTGAGATCGCGGCCGTCCCGCTCCAGATTGTCGGTCCCCGTGAGTCCAAGCCCATTGTCTCAGTGGTGCAGGACACTCTTGTAGGTGTCAACCGCTTCACCCGCCCTAACATGCTGTTCAACCGCCGCGAGGCAATGAACCTCCTTGTCTGGGCCCAGCGTTGGGATGGTCACCTTCCTGAGCCAGCGGTCTCCAGCCCACACCCGCTCTGGTCAGGTGCTCAGCTCCTCTCTACGCTGCTGCCACCGGTCAACCTCGAGATGCGTAATATCTCCTATGATGACACGAAGGACACGTTCGATTCCCCCAACTACGTGAAGATCCAGAACGGTATCATCAAGCAGGGGATCCTGGACAAGGACGTGTTCTCCAAGGCACTGATCCACGTGATCTACAATGACTACGGCCACGAGGTCACGGTCGATTTCCTCGATTCGCTTCAGCGGATGATGGCGAACTTCCTGATGAACTCCGGTTTCTCAGTGGGTATCTCCGATCTGATTGCCGATGAGGACACTAAGGGGAAGATTGAGAACGAGCTGTCGGTGCTCAAGGGTCAGATCGAGGATATTCTTCTACAGGTTCACACGGGCCTCTTCGATAACTCCTCAGGTCGTTCCAATCACGAGGAGTTCGAGTCCAAGATCTTTGCGACTCTGAACAAGGTGATTGATCGTGCGGGTAAGGAGGGCAGAAACTCGCTGAGCGACGACAATCGCATGACGAACATGATCAAGGCGGGCTCTAAGGGCTCTAACACCAACGTGGCTCAGATGATTGCCGTGCTGGGTCAGCAGAACGTAGAGGGTAAGCGTATCCCCTACGGTTTCCAGGACCGCACCCTCCCTCACTTCAAGCGGTTCGATGATGGTGCTGCTGCTCGTGGCTTCATCGAGTCCTCCTTCGTGAAGGGTCTCACTCCTCACGAGTTCTTCTTCCACGCTATGTCTGGTCGTGAGGGTCTGATTGATACGGCTGTTAAGACGGCCGATACGGGTTACATGCAGCGTCAGCTCGTAAAGGCAATGGAGGACCTGTGCATCCAGCACGATGGGTCTGTTCGCGACGCTGTCGGCAACATCATCCAGTTTGCCTACGGTGAGGACAGCATCAACTGCACAAAGATCGAGTCGCAGCCCCTGAACTTGGGGGCGATGACGGACAAGCAGATCCGCGAGCAGTTTGCCGTTCCTGGTCTTGCCGCCGATAAGCAGGAGATCTATATCAAGGCTGTGCTAGAGGATCGTCGCATGCTTGTGGAGCGTGTCTTCCTCCGCCGCCTTGAGAAGGCCGACAAGCAGAATGTCTACTACCCTGTTCACCTTGATCGTATGATCAACACCGTCGCTCGTCAGTTTGCCTTTACCGGCAAGGAGACACCGGTCACGGGCGAATACGTCTTGGACATGCAGACAAGCATCGTGGAGCGGACAGCCCCACGCAACCGTCTCTGGCGTGCGTTGATCCGCTATCACATGGCCCCGCTGAAGCTCACCAAGCTTCACTACACCCGCGAGGCCCTGGATCTTCTTGCGGAGCAGATTGTCCTCAGACACTGGAAGGCAATGGCGAATCCTGGTGAGATGGTGGGGATCATTGCGGCTCAGTCTATTGGTGAGCCCTCTACGCAGATGACGCTCAACACGTTTCACCTTGCTGGTGTAGCGGCAAAGTCCAACATGACTCGTGGTGTTCCCCGTTTGAAGGAGCTGCTGAAGGCCACCAAGAATCCCAAGGCGGTCTCGCTGACCGTCCACCTTCGCAAGGATCTTCGTGGTTCCAAGGACGAGGCCCGCCGTGTTGCTCAGGAGCTGGAGTTTACTGTGCTCCAGGACCTGGTGACGGTGGCTCGCATCTACTTCGACCCTCGCGACGATGCCACGCTGATCACTGATGATGCGGAGTGGCTCTCGTTCTATGCCGCCTACGAGCGTGCTGTTGCCGTCGAGGAGGCGGCACCGGCAGCAAAGGTCGCTCCCCCCGTAGACGAGACGGAGGATGGCACGGCCGCACCGGCAGCAAAGGCTGCACCCAAGCAGTCGAAGCGTAGCCCTTGGATCCTCCGCCTGGAGTTGGATCGCGAGAAGATGTTCAGCAAGAACATTGCGATGGACGATGTTGCCTACGTGCTGAACCAGAAGTTCGACACCGAGGTCTCCACGATCTATAGCGACTACAACTCAACCCGCCTGGTCTTCCGCCTCCGCATGAAGGAGGAGGACGATGACCCCCTGAACAGTCTCAGCCAGTTGAAGATGCTCCAGAACAAGATTCTGGGTGGCACGATTGTCCGCGGCGTCCCTGGTCTCCGCACTGTCTCCTTCAACAAGACGAACGACCAATACGAGCTGGTGGGCGACAAATACGAGAATGTCGAGCAGTTCGTGTTGGATACGGACGGTTCCAACTTCCTGGATGTGATGTGCCACCCTGATGTAGACGCTGCCCGCGTCTACAGCAACAACGTCCACGACATCTTTGAGAATCTAGGGATCGAAGCCACACGTGCGGTGCTCTTCAAGGAGATCTCGACGCTGTTCGAGGAGACCTACGTGAACTACCGCCACCTCTGTCTGCTCTGCGACGTGATGGCCTCTCGTGGTCGCCTGATGTCGATCGATCGTTATGGCATCAATAAGAACAACATTGGTCCTCTGGCAAAGGCCTCCTTCGAGCAGACGGAGGATATTATGTTGCGTGCCGCACTCTACGGCGAGCTGGACCCAGTAACGGGTGTGAGTGCTAATATCATGACGGGTCAGCCGATCCGTGGTGGCACCTCGTTCAGCCAGATCCTGTTGGACGAGGAGGCACTGATGAGGTTTGTAGCGGAGGCCCCTGAGATGAAGCGTCTCCAGCCTCAGCGTGGTGCGGACCCTCTGACGGATGAGCAGATCGATAGTGTGCTCTATAAGTCAGAGGAGGGCTACTGTGCTTCTCAGAATCTGACGATGGACACTGCTCTTCCACCGATCAGCGAGTCGCAGGTGGCTGAGGACCTTCCTGAGGTGGAGGTGGTGCTTGTCGACGAGTAAGTATAACACTGATATTTTTGTTATGAGCTATTGAGAATAGCTATTAACAAACTCAACACGCTGGCCACGAATCACCGCCTCGAAGCGTTCTTATAAGTCTTGCGTCTTCTTGAGGTACGTTTTCTCGACTTACGAACACCCCCTTTTCCGTGCATCTGCTTCATATTATTTAGACTACGTTGAGAACTACAAAAGTTGATGATCATATCGGGTAGAGTATCTTCAAGAATCTTAATCATCAACCTCTCTCTCTCATTGGGCTCCTCACCCTCGTGCTCAAGCCTATTGTTTAGTTGTATTTTCAGATAATTCAGCAGTTTAAATATGTCTGTAGTAGAATGATCACCTTCACGTGATATCTTGGCAAAATCCTCTAATACGTCAGCACGTTTAGCTACATCAAGCAAAAAATCGTACACATCGCTTTTATACTCATCGAGGTATTTTTTATAAATATGACTTAGTCTACACTCTCTGCTAATCACAGGCATTCTACTTCACCAGAATAAAAATTACTGAACGCATTAACAGCTTCTACCAGTTGCGGCGAGCCTTACGCGTAACACCGCGACGACCACCGCGCCGGGTTGTGCGTCGCCCGCCCACTGTAGGAGCAGCAGCGGCAGCCGCATTTGCGTTGGTCGATGCAGGACTGGCCGCGGCATCTGCCGACCCCTTGGCATCATTCAGATAGGAGAGGTTGCTCAACACGTGGCGTGTGTTGAAGGTCTTGATCTCCTCCAAGTTGACATTGTAGTCCTTGATCAGGTGTTTAACAACACGCACCACCTTATCGTGAACCCGCTGAAGGTCTCCCCTCTTCTCCACGTATTCGGGGTCGCTGACTAGCTCGAACAATGCATCACGAAGGTGGAGCATCCCGTTCACCGTGCTCTGAGCGTAGGCATACTGAATATCAGGGTCCTCTACCGAGGCAATACGACCGACGTGTTCCAACTCGGCCGCAGCCCACTGCATGACACCGTGAGCGGTGGCGTGGTATTTACGGCTAGACATCCTATATAAGAGGGGCACAAAATAGAATGGTAATGGAGCCCCCAAAGTCGGTGATTGTCACAATGTATTTCAATCTGCGTGAGCTAGCAGACGTCTCTAGAGCCACACGGCCCATAGAGTTCTATCTGAAAGCCGGTCAGGGGACATTACAGTTGGACTACCCAATGGTGATCTTCTGTGATGCCACGACACGGCCGCTGATCCAGCGGCTCCGCGACGAGTTGATCGGACCCAATAGCAAGACCATCTATATAGAGAAGCCCCTTGCTGAATACGATCTCTACAAGATCAATTGGCCGATTATACGCGAAAATCGGATCCGTCGTAAGCGTAATCCAGAGGACCGTAATACCTGCTCCTATTATCTGACGTGTATGTTCAAGATTCAGGCTATGAAAATAGCGGAGGCACGTGATGATTTTGCCGGGACTCACTATTTTTGGGTGGACTTCGGTTGTAGCCATATTGCTCATTCTAAGACGATGAAGGTAGACGCAATTCGGATGCTCGAATCACCTAAGTCAAAAGTTGCTGCTCTTCTGATCCGCTACTGGACGCATGCTGAGCGAGAGAATCTGATCGAGACAGTGGAACAGGGTACGTGTGGAATGGCAGGCACGGTCTTCTCTATAGAGAAGGCCTATGTTGCCAGATTCTACTCGGCAATGTTATCAGTCTTCTACGAATTACTCTTTAAAGAGGCAGGGCATACGGATGAACAGGTGATGACTATCTGTTACTATCGTTGGCCCGAGCTCTTCAACCTCTGTTACGGCGACTACTACTCAGTTATCTCGAATTACCACGATGTAATCAATGACTGGCATACTACACACTACCATGTGATCGACACGGCCTTGCGGGATAACAATCGCAATGAAGCAAAGAAGGCGGCTCGAGCTATTGAGCATAGTGTAACAAATGGGCGACTCAGTATAGCGGACGACGACCTCAGCTTTATCAAAAGCCTCACAACATAAACTTTTGTTACTCAGCACTAGGGGAATGGAGATCACCATATCAGGTGAACGCATCCGATATCAGGGATTCGACACAGTCGGCTGGAATCTCTATGTTCCCGGTATACGCTTCGGAGCACATGATTTCAAGCGGTTCAACAAGGTCTATGCGTATGTCGCTCTTCCTGAATCGGAGATCTGGGTCTTTCTGCGGACTGCTGCGTTCCTGAAGGTGGAGATGCCAGACGACATGGATCCGCAGTTCGTGCTTGTGCACGATGTGGGTGCAAAGGGACCGCGTAGCTGGGATCCGCCAAAGGGCCAGGTGGAATACAAGGAGTATGAGACGATCAAGTCGCGTTCCAAGACGCCCATTGGTCGTCTACACGCCCTTCTGAAAGAGGGGGTTACACGTGAGGTGGAGGAGGAATCGAAGATCAAGATGAGCGATGTGAAGGGTCTGAAGGAGCTGAATCTTGTGGTATCCGGCAAACACGATGATCTTCCCAAGCACTTCCACTATCAGTATCACCTTTTTGAGGGGATCATCAGCCACAAGACCTATCTGAACGCCAAGGCGAAGCTGGATCGCCTTCGTATGAATCCTGCTCTGACGATTGGGATGGCAAAAGACGTGATCGAGAAAGACAACCTTGCCCTCTGGAAGCCCAGTGACGGTCTGGGTATGGTGATGGCGGGTGACCCACAGAAGATCATTGAGCTCTACTGTAAGTATAAGGGTCTGAAAATCCGATAATATTGAAGGCTAAAGAGAACATGACTAGCCATGTTATGGAACATAACAACGCTGGCCAAGAGCCACCCTGTAGGTGGTTGAGTGGAGGACCGCCTGAAAAGCAGATTGAATATCATGTGCGAGAGACAGAAGATGCCCAACCTCGATTTGAACACTGGATGTGCTCGCCAATCCTCAAGCAGACACACGAGACAAAGAACAGGATCGACTCGATCTACTCACAGGGGATGTGGGACGATTACAAGAAGATCACCAATCCCTACGAATACGTCTTCCTCTCATTGAACCGACGCATGAGTCGTTCAGTAGCGGTCAGGACCCCACTCTCACGGTCCTACTTTAAGATGTTGGAGCTCTTGAAATGTGCCGACATTGTTCCTGAACTGACACCGTTGATTGAGAGGGACGGTGGGCTGATCACTTCGCATGCGGCAGAGGGGCCAGGCGGGTTCATCGAAGCGATCCACGACTCGCTTCCAGGAAGGGTCTCCTACAGCCAGGGGATGACATTGCGGTCTACCTCTGTCAATATTCCTGGATGGCGAAAGACCTCGGCATTCCTCAACAAACACCCTGAAGTGCGGATCACCTATGGATCCGATGATACGGGCGATCTTCTGAAGACCCATAACATTGATCACTTTGTCGAGCAGTTCGACAAGAAGGCACATCTCTATACGGCCGACGGTGGCTTTGACTTCAGCTCGGATTTCAACGCTCAGGAGGAGACAATCCTTCCGCTGCTGGTCTCTGAATTCTATCTGGGTATGAAGTCGATCCAGCGAGGCGGAATCATTCTAGTGAAGATCTTTGATACGGTCCTGCGGCCCACGCTGGAGCTGGTCTGGATTGTCACTCAGCAGTTCCGCGAATGGGCAGTGATAAAGCCCCGCACCAGTCGCGGTGGCAATGCAGAACGCTATCTTGTCTGTAAGGGATATCTTGGGATGGACGAGGAGACAGAGACCTTCTTCCGCCACGCTATGGCTGTTGCAAATGAGGGGAAGATCATCACCTCGTTTCTCAATACGCGACCGAAGTCCAGCTGGATTCAGACGATGTTGTCGGTCCAGGAGGCGATCTCACTACAGGAGACCTCTATCATTCAGCAGACTCTGGACCTGATCAAGAATCCGGAGCGGCAGGCAATACGCCATTACATTGAACAGAACGTAGAGCGTTCAATTCAGTGGTGTGTAGAACACAATGAGGTAGTCAATCGTCGCTGGAACGATCCTGAATGGCGTGAGCGAACAATTCAGGACGAGATCAATGAACTAGTGGATAATAAGCAGACAAACACATTTACTTCGGGTTGGAGAGGCCTAGCTGAGGCTTCACAAACTGATTCACCAGAGCCCCACCAACAACGACAGAAGCGTCATGTTGTGACGTTCTCCCGCTCTCGACCTTCTCGAGCTGAGAAAGCATCATCGAAAGGACGTCGCGTGGGTAGTCCCGATTCAGAAGGATGGCAAAAAGTTTAGGGAACTCCTGCTGATACTCTACAAATCTAGCCGCAACAGACGCAGGAGATTCCGTTTTTAGGGCCTCTTCTACCTCTGCAATCATACGACGAGCCACTACGGACTTTTTCTCAGGTGGTGCTACGACGACAGTGGGAGGCACAACAGGGGCCCCGCACTTGCTCTTATCGCAATTCTCCACATCAGGGCAGCCGCTGCAGCAGCCCGAATCGAGACTACAGTTGGTCTCACACTCGGCATCAGCAGCAGCCGCCGCCGAAGCAGCATCAGCAGCATCAGGTACCTCGCATACACACTCACAGCAGCCAGGAAAGCAGAGCTTGGGTCCCCCGTTACCACTCACGTCCAGGAGGCACGTAACAATATTGGAAGAGACGTCAAAGACGCGACAGCAGCTGATGTCGGTGCTAATACGCATGCGATCGACACAGAGATCCAGTGCAATACCGCTGACATCTGTGTCAAAGGTCACGCAATTGCTAGAAATATCAAACACACGGGTGCGACGAGTCTCCATATGAATAGTAATACCAACAGGTTAGCTCTTAAATGCCTTGTGGGGTCGATGGATGAATTTTCCTCTTCTTCAATAGGAATGTCCAAATCAAGGAGAAATCAGAGAAAGACTCGTCAGACACGCCGTCGAGCCATCCGCGGTGGAAGTCTGCTCTCCGCTCTAAACCCCGCCCCTCTAGTGCCCGCCCAGCCAGGTGGTCTCTCCTCCAGCCTCCCTACAACGGGCTGGGGTCGCTGGGAGCAGTTCCCTGAGACCTATGCGTGGGGACCCAACGCCGCCGCCCCCGCGGCACTTGCTAACGGAGGACTCTACACCAATCCCCAGTCAACGCAGCCCTGGGCATCATCCCCATTCCCGGCTACACAGCATGCGTTTGCCCTAGAGGGTGCAAAGGTCAGCGGGCTGCCCGAAGTGGCCTATCACCAGCGCCCCAATGACAACTACGGTGCGTCATATTCTCCTGTAGTGAGCTCTCCTATCTCATCTGTTCACACCTCCCACTCCGGCCCCGCGGGCCCTATGTCAGGAGGTCGTCGTAGCCGAGCCAGTCGTAGCAGTCGTAACCGCAATCGCAGCAACCGTAACCGACGCAATCGCAGCAGAGCCAATCGCCGTTAAAATGACGGCAGTATGATAGGGATGCAGGCAGGTGGCAATACAACACTGGATGCAAATGCGGCACATCCGCCCGAAATTCGCAAAGACGATCCCAGACATCTGGGTAATCTGACAAAGCGGATGGGTGAGATTAATTCACAGGTATCAAGCGACACTAAATACGATCCGGCTCCACCGCCACGAGTAGATCGTGATGGTAAAGCGGTGAAGGAGACGTTTGTAAGCAGCGTCCCGCCATCGGAGGCAAAATTAGCAAACGAGTTCCTCTATGCCGTAGGGGCGACCGCGGTGGCGGTATTGGTGGCCATCGCAGTGATAGTCATTGACCCGGTTCTTCGTAAGAAGATCATGGAGATCGAATACTCGCTCCACCTTCTGGGATCAGTCACCCTGCTCGCGTTGATGACTATTGGATTAGTCTATGACGCAATGGAGAAGAATGAGATGATTCTCTGGTATCCATCATTGCGTGGCTAAACGCAAAAATCTCTAAAAGTCAGTCTATAATCCTAGACTAACTTTTAGATAACACGACCGATTAACGGCGACCAACCTTGCGTGTCTGACGACGACCGCCAACAGTGGCAAGGCCGCCAGTCTGACCAATAGGGGCAAGACAGGTGCCGGACATGGTCATCACCATGAACGTGGCATTGTCATTGCGACCCACCTCGGAGACATCTGTGTGAAGGGCGACCACCAGCACAGTGTTAGGATAAGTCGCCTGTACCTTGCTGGTGAACTCAACCAGGCCACGCTGCTGCAGTCTGTTGACGGCCTCCTGAATCAGGGTGTTTTTGCCACCAAACGCCGCTCCAAGACCGGCAAATGCTGAGCGGAAAAGCGAAATAGCCTCGACATTATTGATGAGGACCGTCCCTACCGGGGCGTATTTAGTTGCGTCATACTGGGTTGTAGTTAGGAGCGGGAACGCCATCTTAATTTTAAGATATAATTTGTTCCAAAATGGTGTTCATCAATAGAGTCATAGTCATACATCCCACTACAGCAATATTACAGACCATACGCGACTCTCTTGACGGTTCAACGCCAGCTAGACGGATCCATGGATCAAGTATCGTATCATTGGTCTTCATCAGTTTCTGTTCCGCCCGTGTTATGACGCACCCGCGGAAGACGAGCTGCTGAAGGACAATCACCACAAAGAAGAGGAAGATGAAGAGACGAATAGGATGTTGTTTAATCATCGCAAAATATATAGTATATAATACACAGCCGCCTACAAAATGGAAGACCATCAGTGCCTGGCCACGAGCCACGTCGTCACCGGGAAGCCAGAAAAAGAGCACACGAGCAAGCGAGATAAATAGATCAATAAGAGCGTATTTCATCGGTCTCAGCAGATTACGAATCGTCTCCATAGGATCATGTTTAGCCTCCTCGGACAAGGGTGGTTTCTCTATAGGAGTCTCTGCTGTTTGACCCTCCATTAGTGATCTAATTGCTTTAAAAGCAAGCGATCTACCGCTAGTGCTAGCGCTGCTGCCATCGCAACCATATAAAGGGGTTAATAATGATAATAACATAATGCTTACTAAATATCAGACGGAGTCGATCGTGAAGCATCTCCGTGCTGTAGCGGACCTCTTAGAGGCCTCTGTGGCGAAGGATCAGGCAGTGCCACAGGCCGCTGAGCAGAAGTCGAAGCGTGGCCGTAAGCCAGGTGCAGTCGATGACGCGGTCCGATGCAAGGGGCTCAATGGTAGCGGCGATCGCTGTAAGAATCGTGCCACGCAAGGGACTCACTGTGGCAAGCACTCTGAGTGAGAAAACCGGTAAAATTTGATCTCCGTTCTTTGTAGCATTTAAAGGTATAAAATGTCCACACGCACCTTTGTTCGCGCCTCCATCTCGGGAATTGTCTATCTGATTGATTCTCAAAAGGGTAGGGTCTATACCTACAATCTTGATAATCCGACATATATTGGGGATCTGGAGCGGATTGAGGGGGAGGAGCTGGTAACATCGGAGGGGAACCTGACAGGTGCACGTCTGAAGTTGCGAAAGGATTGGAAAACGGTTATGGTCCTGCCGGCTGTTTAAGGCTTCCAGGAACCGCAGGCACCGCCACGGGTGCGGCGGCTGCCACGGCGGCTCTTGCGACCACCATTGGTAGAATAGGCCTTCATCTGGTAGGCCATGGCTGAGCCGCGGCCGTTGTTGTTGTTATTGCTGGGGGGATCGCCCTTGCACTTCAACGCCCCCTGGCGGTGCCAAGGGCCGCTGTAGTTCTTGGGGGCGATGTTGCACCCGCCGCCGCTGCGACGAGTCTTGCGGCCGCCATTACTCGCATACGCATTCACCTGGTGCTTCAGCATAGCCTCGCGGCCATTGTTGTTGTTGTTATTGCTGGGAGGGTCGCCCTTGCACTTGGCGTCTCCCTGATAGTGCCAGGGGCCAGTGTAGCCTCTGGGCACAACATTACAACCACCGCCACGACGAGTCTGCCGGGAATTAGAGCGTGTCATTCTATATATTTAACGCAGAGATTTTTTAGCGGACGTTGTTCATGCTAACATACCGCTTATAGAGTAGATACTCCTCTGCCGAATCAAATCGATATGGGCTCTTGGGATATTTAGCCGTCTGAGTGCTGACTCTCACAAAGAGGTTGAGGGCCTTGATATCGCTGAGTCGCTGATCAACGGGGATAGTCTTACCAAGCACCGGTCGTTCGCACGCACAGTTAGTGGTTGTATTTATCGGCAGGCTGGCAATACTGCTCAAGACGCTTGACGTATACGGTATGGTTCTATTGGAATAGGGCTGGATGAAATCGGTCACACTAGGGAGTTTCGCTATATGGGCAAACTGCCCCATCTTGTATTCGGTCCGCTCTTGATTGTCTTTGAACTGATACCAGACACGTTCGACCTGTCCTATGCCGGTAGCGGGGACGATGTTTGCCAGCTCTTCGCGGACGATTGAGTTATGATTCTCGACGCGTTCGAATGTCTCCCATCGTCGCTTATCGTCAATCAACTCCTGTTTACTGAAAAATTTTCCAGTCGTGCTGTAGCAGAAAGTGCTTCTGGCAGGAAGGGGCGGTGGTGCTCTATAGGGCTCTGTGCAAGAGAGGATAATAGTAGGTGGAAAAAGGGGCGGCGGTGGTGGCGGTGGTGGACAATATGGGTCGGGCATACACTTACTTTTTCAATGCTTTTTCTTTCCGCCCGTGGTCGCAGCGGCAGCAACAGCCCGCTCGACCCCCTTTGCCATGGCCGCCTCCTTGAGGCGGATGGTCTTCTGGTTGAAGACCTCCCTCGTCTTGGCCCCCTTTCCCTTTCCCTTCTCTGCGCGCGTCTTCGGCTGGTTGAAATCCATTTTAACGATTCTTTGTCGTAGTGGTTGAGTATGCGAAAAAGGTCGGTCGATGATATCAATTTTTTTCATAATCTAACTCGCGATAGTGTTACCGTCGTGCCGCTCGTCTTGTCAGTAATATAGACAGCAGATCCGATATTCAGGTCAATCTCCAGCGTTATTCGCTGAACTTCACAGATCTTTGTGCGGGAGTGAACACTATACGCAAGAACGGATTGATTATTCAGTTGCCTAAGATATGCTACTGCGTAATCGATCGTGGCATTCACGGTATCGAAGAGTGCCTCCGTATCACCCGTCTTTGCTCGAAATGGCATTGAGTCCCTCTTGACCTTCACTAGACTGGCCCACTGCCCTCAATTTTATTATATGAATCTATAAAATTGATAAGGGACCCACGGGATCAGCAGTGAAACCAATGCTAGCCCCACTCTCAATACTTATTTCGCGACTGATCAATCTCTTTGAGATCCATAATGCCAAGAACCAGCAGCCGGCCCCGCCTTCACTTCCACGGGTTAAATCGGCAGGCGGGAAGACAGGCACGACTCTCAACTAACGCTGGGCCAACAACGCGATGTGTGGCGGCTGACCCGCTCGAGCTACTGTATTCATGCACGGGCTGTTCAATCAGATCGGCCGTCTCATCCACGGTGTTAATAGGGTTGTTCTCATTCAAGGTATACGTCCATGGTGGCAGCCGTCTACACCGGTGCATAGTGAACTCATAATAGGCGAACCCCGCAAATGAGGTTTTTTTATCGTAACGAGCAAGATAGTAGTTCCCCATATAAGTAATCGCATTATCGATCTCGACGATGAAGATAGGGAGGTAGATCTGTCTGATAATGGCACGCATCAGATTGCGTTGACCCTCTATAGACTGATTCCCTCCAGGATGACCAGGGGATTTGAGAATCCCCTTGCCAATCACTTTGATCACCTGACCATCCGGTCGCCTACTCTCAATCGAGTCAGGGTGATCTCTTACATAGATCATGTGTATCTCTTCAGGGATCCCCAACGCCTGTCTAGCATCAGCAACACTAGTGAAAATCATCCAATCTCTACCAGTATTATTTCTATTAATTCGGCGTCAATATTATCGGGTTTAAACCGGAAACACCTATAGATAACAGGGACATGAAATACTCTGATGAACAGAGCAACATTATTTCATTGTGTAAACAAGGACATAATGTTATAGTCGATGCTGTGGCCGGTTCTGGCAAGACGACCACGCTGCTAGGGATTGCCGCTGCGAGCGAAAACGACCTGATGCTGGGGGTCCTCTACAATCGCTCACTGAAGGAGGAGACGCGTATCAAGGCCAGTGGTGCCAATCTCCACGCACTAGAGATTCACAACTATCACGCACTAGCCCGTCGTTACTACGACAACACTTGTTGTAATGACGCGGGGATTACAAAGATCCTCAGCTCAAATAAGCCGCCCATCAAGAAGCTCCCCAAGTGGAGACGGATCATCCTTGACGAGGTCCAGGACATGTCCCCTCTCTACTATCGTCTGATCATGAGGATCGTAGCGGATCTCAATAATCCGGACCTTCGTCTTACCGTAATGGGAGACCACCTACAGGCGATCTTCGCCTTTCTTCGTGCCGACTGTCGTTTTCTCACTCTTGCTGACCATATTTTCAAGCCGATCACCGGCACATGGACAAAGGCCTCTCTCTCCACCACCTACCGCTGTGCCTCCTCCATCTGTGCGTTTATGAACGAGGGGCTTCTGGGCTACAATCGGATGATACCCGCTGCTACTGCACCTTCACCTCCAGTTCACTATATCTATGGGAGTCCCTTTGATGCACAGCGGATCCTGACGCGGTATATCACCACGTTCCTGGATCCCCAATACGGCTATAAGCCCGAAGACATCTTCGTGTTGGCCCCGTCGGTAGGATCGAAGGGGAAGTCCACGCCAACAAGTCTTCTGGAAAACGCTCTGGTCAGCCGCGGGATCCCTGTCTATGTCTCCAACGACAAGGAGACCGAGCTCTCCACTTCAGCAGAATCCCCTATCATGGGTAAACTGGTGATCACGACCTATCACCAGTCCAAAGGCCTAGAACGTGAGATTGTGATCGTCTACTCCTGTGACGACTCCTACTACGATTATCGTGACGACGATCGCAACCTGCTCAGTTCTCCCATGTATGTGGCCATGACCCGTGCCAAGAAATACCTCTTTGTTATCCACGATAACAAGAAGCCTCCGCTGAAATTCTTCAACCGTCCCACTACGGATTGCGTTGTCTTCATGGATACGCAGGGCTCTATTCTACCCAGTCCCAATTTCAATCGCCGCGAATCGACCACAGTCAATCTGAGCACGCGTGTCTTTATGGCCAGCGAGATCACCAACTATCTTACGGCAGATACACTGATGAAGGCACGAGACTTCCTTACAATTGAGACGGTCCGACAGTCACAGCTGAAAATTCCGCTGACCTCCACGATTCAGACGGGCGAAAAGACCTTTGAGGCAGTCTCTGATCTGAATGGCACAGCAATTCCCGCCCTCTACGAATGGATCCATAAGAAGCGGATGCGGATCCTCTCACTGCCTATGGATCAGGTAGTGAAGGACGGCGGGCCCTTGGCTGAACGTTATCTGGCTCTACAGAAGAACGTCGCTGAGACCTCTGGTGAACCATCGGTCCCTCACCTACTCGAAGCGGCAAATCTCTTCAATGCTATCTTCTCAGGGTATCATTACAAGGTGGCACAGATCAAGGACTATAGCTGGCTGGCACGTGAGCAGATCGAGCCGTGTATGAAGGTCCTCTGTGATGAACTGGGAGAGGTAGATGTGCAGTATGAGGTGGAGATGCCAGAGCAGGTTCATATCGGTGCCTCTATTCGTGGCCGCGTGGACGCCTATTCCGAGAGCCGATCGACCCTCTGGGAGATAAAATGCACGGAGAATCTAGATATCACACACGAGATCCAGACAGCTATCTATGCGTGGATGTTCAGTCGTGCCTTTCCACGCCGGTTCAATGCGATCTCGTTTATCCTCTTGAACATCCGCACAGGAGAGTCACGGCGTCTTCACGCCTCAGCAAACAACCTGAATATGATGGTCTCCTATCTGATCCAGGAGAAGATGGCTAAAGTCACTAAGACAACCGATGAACAGTTTATTGCGGAATTTTCCACAAATAATGAGGAGCCTAAAGAACCTCAGGACTCCATTAAAGTCTCCACCATGGTGGATCCTAAGCCAATGTTTCTGGATGATCCGCCACCGCACCAGCAGTCAAATAAGCCGCTAGTCCTAGCGGAGGAGTCGACACCGGTCACGTCAACGTCAGTCGCCGTGACTGAGACAAAGGGGTCACGCGTAATCGTCTTCGATCTGGAGACAACGGGCCTCCCCCAGACACCGTCATTCGGTAAATACTATCCACCGTCAGAGTTGAGCAGATACAACACAAGCCGCATAGTCCAGTGGAGCTGGTCTATACATGAGGCAGATGGCACGTCGATCTGCGAAGAGGATCATATTGTGAAGTCAAATCCAGCCGAATACCGCATTCTCAATCAGCAATTCCACGGAATCACTGAGGAGATTTCACGGGTCCGCGGCAAGCCCTTTGAAGAGGTGCTTGCCATCTGGAAGAAGGGACTTGAGTCAGCTGATACGATTGTGGGCCACAATGTCGGCTTCGACCGTCACGTTCTTCTTTCAGAGCTCCATCGTCGCGGCTACACCGAGGTCGCCACCCTGATGGAGCAGAAGGAGTGGATCTGCACGATGGAGCGTGGTAAGACGCTCTGTGGCCTACGGGCCAGCAATAAGCTGAAGCCACCGAAGCTCCGCGAGTTGATGCACGCTCTGGGTGTCAAGGAGGAGTCAGGCCGTGCCTTCCATAATTCGAAACACGATGTCTACTACACGGCCAAGTGCTACTTCGCCGAACAGGTCCTTGTCAATCCCTGCCCTATTATGTATGATGGGAAGCACGCTGGCAAGACATACGAATATATTCTCGAAAATGACCGTCCGTATGCAGTCCACGCACACGCAGTCTGTAATGTCCGTAAACTCTACGATTCACCGCTTCGCAAGCTGTCGAACTGGATCAAGAGCAAGGCGGCTACAGATCCAGCTCTAGCCGCCGAGATCAAGGCCAAGGAGGAGGAGATCCGTAACACCCAGCCGAACTGAGACAACCGTCAATAAAAAGTTCACTGCTCATTGAGCACTTAACTTTTTAGAACTACACAACAGACTAGCGAGTCTTTCTATAACCACGTCTAGCACGTAGCGTGCGGCGGCCACCTTTTGACGCAACGGGCCATACTCTTGTTATTTTGGGGGTAGTAATTTTACCAGCACCATTATATTGTAACGCCGCTCTTGATATAGAACTAATTATATTACTTTGGAACTGCAATAAAAGAACTTCTGCCCTTCTACCCATCTCTCTTGCAGGATCGGTGTGCTCTCTAAATCCCGAGCTCATGGTAATATCAACAAATGCGACTCTTGGCATTCCATTTGTATCATCGGAACAACCTAGCAGTACGCATCCGCCTGTATCACATCCAGTATATGCTGAATCTTTCATTATATGATTATGGTGACTGAATCCGTTATCAGTGGGACAGTGTCCCACGACGGTCAATTTAAATGGATTATTAGATTTTGCCACAGTGCATGCTGTAGCGGCAGCAATATCGTCATCAATACCTTCGCCAATACCTTTACTATAGACTCTACTCCACAATGGCTTATCGACTGCGGAGGCATCAGAAACAGATGATAGCACTTCGGCATCCGTAATAGTGCCAAGATAACCGGCTGCATCCACTTTTTCTTGGACGGTTTTCAACGATTCGTATGCAACAGTGCCATCTATATTATGTAGGCCTCCGTGAACAAATGCTATCTCGGTGCCAATAGTCACTAGAAAATAGGGGCAGCAATCGTAAAATGGTAGAAGGCATCTACGGCGGTTCTCAAAATCGCCAAAAAATGTTTGTGCGGATCTATGAACATAGGCCTTATAAAACTCACGAGATCCATCGTATGGAGCGTCGACTACTGTTGCCATATCGTGATTGCCTACTGTAAATCGAATTTCACATCCGATCATTCTTGCCTTAATTCGTAGATTATAGAGATATGCATGCAAGAGAAGCTCGATATTTCCTGTAGGATCTGTTACTTCGCCAACAACCGCTTTAGTGCTGTTATCTATACGCTGCCCGTCAACTATATCGCCTACTATAACTAAAAGCCACTTTAGCCCGCTCTTACCCATTAGCTTCGGTTTAATATCATTTGACATGATATCGTTAATGCTAGAATATGTATCTGATTCAATTATATTGATGCCTTTGAATATATTGTGGAGTTTACATAGATCGGCATGAACATCGCTTGTGCTAAATACTACTGGATAGGTCTCTGGTGGAATATTATGACTGCTCTTTAGCAGATCAAGAGCGGTCTCTAGCTTATCAAGCACGGGAACCGTGAGTCCACGTCGCTGTGTATTCAAATCGTTTATCTCTGATGGCGTCAGCAGACAGTCTTGTAATCTGGCACCGGCAGCAAGCGGCATCTAAGTTAAGCAGAGGTTTTTGCCTTGCGCGTATAGGGCTTCCGCCCAAGCCGCTTATTCATACGCTTTACGGCCTCTGCCTGATAGGCCCCCTCTGGAGCAAAGACCACGAAAAGGCGAGTAGGCGGCAGGGCAGCAATTGCCTTATAGAGATCACGCTTCCCATAACAGGCCAGTGCACCCCCTGAATCATACGCCAGACTGTCGGCCAAGACATAGCGTTTACAGTGTTCGCGAGTAGTATACTTCGGCACAGAGACAAAGTGCCATTGCCCCTGATTGATCACTAGACCCAGAAGCTTCGGGGAATCAATATGCGGTTTTATCACACTCTTCCAATCGTGCTCTGCCGCTTCCTCATAGCCATATCCCAGCATCTCCAGTATCTCTCTCATACCCGTCCAAGGAATGTCACCGCGACTAGGTCCGTTCATAGTACATCCTATACCGCCATCAGCCAGGTCGTCTAAAGTGGCAGCTGTCCCCTCTTTTTTATAGTCTTTGAGGAGTTTCGCTTTGAGCTTTGCGTCACTAAGACCTCCGTATGCTGCTTTGTTCTTCTTCCAGGCAGCAAGATCGCGGGCAAAATCGCTAGCATATTTACCACCGTTCCGTTTGTAGTATTCGTCCTCAAGGGTCGGTGCAGCCGCCAACTGGCGTTTCAGTCGTTTCATCTCATCATCGATGTATTCGTCCTGCTGCTCTTTGATCAGACGCTCACCAAACTGCTTACAGAACTGCCAGGTGTTGATCTGAACGTCCGCTGAACGAGGCGACGCACCGGCACCAGCCCCCTTTCCATCGGCCTTGTTGATCAGCAAGGGCTTCTGTGGCAACCATACCAGCTTCTCCTCCTGTAGCATATGGTTCACTGCGTGATTTCCGCAAAGGTGTGCCACCTGCTTCTCTCTGTAGTCCACGGGCTTGGCAACCTTTCGGGTGACCCGCTTGCTCATCTATTGATAGAAGAGATATAAAGCAAAACTCTACAATCATAATTATAATGGCACAACGTCGTCGTCGTAACTGTCGCTTGCCTCGCGAATGCAAACGCCTACGCGATGCAAAGCGGATCGGTAGTCTCTCTATCCGCATGAATGAGTTGAAGCACGATTCAATCACCCGTCTAAAAAGAACACTCACGCGTCTTCAGAAGACGACCCGTGACTATTTCAACGCAAAAGAGGATTTCTCGTTTACTTTTTCATGCAATGAGTTCGGGCTCCACTATACGGCAAACAACCTCTCAGTTGCGCCCCCAGTACTCTCAGAAGTCGGCGTCCGTGCGGAATGACATCTGCTCGGCCGTCTTCCCCACACCAGAGAGGGCATAGGAGGAGACACGCTTCTCGAAGAAGTTGTCCTTCCCCTCCAGTGAGATCCGCTCCATAAAGCTGAACGGATTTACCGCCTCAAAGGTCTTGCTGTATCCCAACTGGACCAGCAGTCGATCGGCTACAAACTCGATATACTGCCCCATCATCTTCGCATTCATTCCGATCATCGCACAAGGGATCGCCTCAGTAATAAACTCCTTCTCAATCTTAACAGCCTCTCTGATCAGCTTGTGAGCACGCGTCTTTGAAAGACGGTTCACGAGTTTACTGTAGAGTAGGCACGCAAAGTCGGTGTGGAGCCCCTCATCGCGACTGATAAACTCATTGCTAGAGGTCAGACCAGGCAGGATCCCGCGCTGCTTGAACCAGAAGATGGAGCAGAACGCCCCGCTGAAGAAGATCCCCTCTACGGCGGCAAAGGCCATCAGACGTGAAGCGAAATCCGCCGTCTCACCGTTCATCCAGTTGAGTGCCCATGCTGCCTTCTTCTGCACGAAGGGCATGGTGCGGGTAGAGCGAAGAATGTCAAGCTTCTCGGCCTTATCCTCGACGTATGTATCAATCAATCGCGAATAGGTCTCGGAGTGGACGGTCTCATTACTCATCTGCTCGGTGTAGAAGGCCTTTGCCTCTGGCCACTGGACCTCATTGGCAAAGTTCGCTGCCAGGTTCTCGTTAACAATCCCGTCGGAACCAGCGAAGAAACCCAGGATCCGCTTGATGAAATGCTTCTCGCCCTCAGGAAGGGGCGTATAGTCCTTAAGATCCTTGGTGGTATCCACCTCCTCTGGGATCCACCGCACAGCGACTAGATCCTTATACATCTTGAACACATCGCTGTGCTCGATAGGGAATAGGACAAATCGATCGGGATTCTCCTTCAGAAGGGGCTCGTCAGGCTTCTTGCGCTGACGGATAATGGGTTTGGCCGGCTCGGCCTCCAATAAACTAATGCGGGGGGAGAGGGCAGAATCCGTGGAGTTTGCTCTTGGCCGACGCTGGATCGCCACTTTTGGCGGCAACTGGTTCGTTGGGGGGGCTTCGGCGACAGTGGTGCTCATTCGGTATTAGATCCGGAGAGTTTCTTACGGTCTTACGATATGAATGCGGGTGGCCTCAAGTTTTTTCTCTGTTCATAGGTTTTCCTGCCGGCGGTGCCCAGAGCCTAAAGATATTCGTCGTTATGCCACGTACATATATGGACGATTGCCCATTCTGTAAGACAATCCCTCTATTAGCCAAGGCCCTTCCAGTCTGGTGTATAGGGTTCCCGGCTCAGACAAACCCGCGATATTTGCGATATAATACTGTAGCAGTTCCAGAACTATCCGCCGACTATCTTCGCACCTCGGATCGATTCACTCCACGGGCTCGCATGGAACTGAATTTAGCTCTAGCAGGGCAATTAATCGCCCACGAGAAGGCCTGGGCCGAATTCATGGAGGCACCTGAACCCTATGGGGCTTTCTACGAACACGCCGAAGCCGCGACAAACAGTAATTTACCGGCATTTATCGAGAATCTGGATATACCGCGTGACTGGGATGTGATCCTTCTCTCATCGACGGAATATCTGCTGAACAAGCGAGCAGCACGGATCCTGAAGCAATCGGCGGTGCAATTCCATGTCAAGCTCTTTGACTACATGAACGCCTTCAAGGTCTTGAAGGTGGTCCCTATCAAGAACGCTCCCCTGGGTGCGTCTTAAAAATCACTCAAGTCTGAATGTCTCTTTTAGGGGATGAATCTACAAGATGAGTTTGTGGTCTGCATCCGGCGAACAGCGGACGATTGGGCTAAATTCGATGAGCAGCAGACCATTGCCTCTCTCCCGAAACGGGTGGTCTTCTCGATGATCCCAGAGGAGGCAATGGGCTTCACATTCGATTCGCGGATCTATGTGGGTATACGGAAACCTAGTCAGGAGGCAGCTCGCTGGGCTAGCTACACTGCTATAATGGAGCTCTTCATCCGTTCTAAGCATAACTGGCTCCTGATCATCGAGGAGGGGGCCGAGATAAACGATCTTGGCTTGATTCCGAAGGATCCGAAACCAGGGCTGACCCGTCTTGGACCTGGTGTTCAACTGCTAGACAAGATCGCCGCGAAAGTGATTGTTCGCAATCTCCGTCTCTACTACGACACTCTAGATAACATGGTGAATGATCTGAAGACCCTTCGTCTTCTGGAATTACAAGAACAACCGGTCTTTAAAAAACAGGGCTCCTCCTTCATCGATCGTTACGGACCACTGATCATCTCGATACTCCTGGTATTAGTGACGGGTCTATTATTCTGTCCACCGTATCTCTTTGCCAGGGCCAAGGAGTTGATTGGCACGACTGAAGTGGCGGCATCCGAAGAAGCCATTGTGGGCGGAAAGGGGACTGGGATGAGCCGCTTCCAAGATATGGTGACCCTCGCCAATCAAGCTGGCCTTCTTCTGCGAAATCCGCCCCCATAGCATGAAGACAATCCCCTTTCGCTTTGACACCAGCTCCTTCAGAATCGCATCAGTGACGGCCTCCCAGCCCATCCCCTGATGCGATGCTGCCTTCCCTGCCTCAACCGTGAGGATCGTATTCAACAGTAGAACCCCCTGATCGAACCAAGGGGTCAAATTAGGGTGCTTACACTCGACCCCCATATCCGACGAGACCTCTTTCAGAAGGTTCCTGAGGGAGGGTGGTGTAGCAAGACCATCGGGCACAGAGAAGCTCAGCCCCATGGCCTGATCCGGACCGTGATAGGGATCCTGGCCTAGAATCACCACCTTGACATCGTCGATCCCTAGGCTGAGTGCTCTGAACACATCGGGCACAGCTGGATAGACCGTGGCCCGTGCCCTTGCCTCGGTCACGAACTTAGCCAAGTTCGTTGTCAGAGCTGAGTCCAAGACGGGCCGCCAGGAGGAATGGACGCAGTCGAGCGACCAGGGAGCAGTCGCAGCATCAGCGGCAGCAGCAGCATCAGTCGCCGCCACCACCTCGGTAGCAGCAGACGCAGACGCGTGAAGACTCTTGTAGTATTCGATCACTCGCGGATGCGTCTTGATGCGATTGATCTCCAATGCGAAGAGATGTAGCCCCTCCAATGAGCGGACGCGGCTGAGAGCGACGTAGGCCTGCCCATACTCGAACGTGCTTTTACCAATATCGACAATAGCCGCATCGATCGACGCCCCCTGCGACTTATGGATAGTGATCGCCCAAGCAACACGCAAGGGGATCTGCTGGATGCCGACGTGTGGCAACTCGTGGCTCCACCAGATATAGGGCTCAATAACGCTGATCCCCCGCTTGAACTTCACAATGGGAAATCTGCGGATCTCATCAAAGCCGATGATAACACCACGCGAGCCATTGACCTGGCCCCGTTCCAGATCCATGTTGACGGTCAACATCACCTGAGCCCCCTTTCGCAGCTCAAGGTTCTCAACAAAGGTTGCGTCCTGAGCCAGCCGTTTCTGTGCATAACCGACCGTCTCACTCGTCCGTGACGGTGGTGGACCCTCGTGCCCCGCGTCGGCCCAGCGGTTGTTATCAAAGACCAGCTGTGAGGTGAAGACCTCGGATGGTGCCGTGATCGCTTTCAGATTCTCCTCATTGATCCGATCCACCTGCTGATTGCGGCTGAAGAGAAGAGTGGGCTTGATGGTCTCATTCTGCCAGTCAGTGTTCATGCGTGATCGCAACAGGCGTTCGGACTCCTCTCCTACGGCCCCCATTCGCACCTCAGTCAGAACCCGCTGATATAATGGATCGCTCTGTCGCCAGATCTTTGTGAGCTCAACCACCACGTCTACGGTCTTATCCCAGATCTCTGACTCGAAGAGGAAACGCATCTCCCCCTCCTTGACTACAGGCGGAAGCTGACAGAAGTCCCCTACTAGCACCAAGCCGATCCCACCAAACGGCTTCTCGGATTTGCGAATTGCTCGCCCAATAGCATCCAGCCGCTCAAAGAGCTCAGGGGTCAGCATGGAGACCTCGTCGATCACCAGCGTGCGAGCCCCATTCCACCGGCGGCGGAGACGATCCTTCTTACGGATGGTCTCAATCGTCTTCTCTAGCGTATCCCGTCCTAGGCCGATCCCCGCCCAGCTGTGAAGGGTGGTGGCCTTTGACTCGAGCAACAGGGCTGCACAGCCGGTCATAGCCGTCACGGAGAGTCGTTCAATCTCCTGACTCAGACGCCGCACAATAGTTGATTTACCGGTTCCACCGGGTCCCGTAAGAAAGAGGTTCTCTCCCTTGCGGATCATCTCTATAATCGCCTCCACTGGAGGATCTACAATTACAGTTGGCATCTCTTGTCTAACTCCCCTATGTACGACTCGTGCTCATTTTTATAGGACAATGGACGTAAATCGCTTGGCTATCTCAAAGAAGGAGGCTTCATCCAACCCTGTAAGGGCCTTGAGCAAGGAGTCGCAGCGGATTTTACCAGAGGAACAGACTAACGTATTATCAATAATATAGATACGCAGAAGCTGACAGAGCTCAGCATAGGTGATAGAGGTGCCGGCACGTGCTTTGAATAGGGGGTTATCAATACGGGCTTTTCTATGAAATTGGAAGACGGATGCTCGCCAGTCAGCAGAAGCATACTGCCTAACCGAGGTCTTTTTTGGAGATAAATTGGTAAGGAGATCTGCTTTTGCTACACGGGCTCTAGTAGCATCGATATCTCGCTTAAGTCTGTCTGTAATCTGTTCCATAAAACCTACTTATTGCGGCTATTTTATCGTCACCGTTTCTGAGTGAAGCGGGTAGCCAACCATGAGATGGGACTGTGGAACTCCGCAGTCCAATACCAGGCTCCGCCGCCAACGTGCGTATCCTGTGAATCGCACTTCATTGCCACCCACCAGTGAGGGGGGAGGATGAAGAGATTGCCAGGTCGCAGACGGATCTCTAGAAATTTCAATTCGGAGATCCAGGGGGTCTCTTCGGGCTTCAATCTCCACGGGTTGCGACCGTAGGGTTTAGGAGGAAGATAGGCACCGCCCTTTGTAGCCCCCTCGTGAGCAAGCCATATCAACAGGGGTTTACCGTCGGTAGCGATCCAGCAGGTGGCCTCCGCCGTAGTTTTCCGCAGACCGACAAACGCCCCCTCAATTGGAGCAATAACACCGGCACTGACGTTCTTTACAGCCAGCGATCCTGGCAACCAATACGGGGATCTGAAATTCAGAGCGATCTCAGCGGCCTGTTCGGGTAGACCGGCAGCAATAGCAAGATCGGGTTCATTCACAATCCGTTTGCCCAGCACCCCTGCACTCTTTGCCTGTAGCCAGGTGGACCAACTTGTGCGGCTCCGCTCCTTGGGTTCCTGAATTACAACGGGCCATCCGAATTTAGCCGTCCGCTTATTTGTCCAGAGACGGACCCAGGGCTGCGGGACCTCTCGCACGATCAGTGGTGCCTTCTCAGCAAGAAGAGCGGGCCACTTTGCCTCATCCGTGGCCCAATTACGCTGGACAATTGTATATTCGTGTATAGCACTGCGATAGAAGATCACCGAAAAAACAAGTAATAGGAGAATTACGAAGAGTGATTCTAAAAACATCCTCACTGTGAGGGTCCTGTTGTTTGAATCAGCGGTCTCATTTTGGAAAGTCAAACGCCTCAGATCGGCCCCATCAACAGACCGGGGAGAGATTTACCGTGTAGAAATTCACGCAGCTCATCCTTTTTAATGGGCTTTATATGGGATTTCAGAGTCTTCCCTCTGCGATTGAGCGTCCCCTCCTCCCTGGTCCCTTTTCCGTTCTCAATCATAATAACACTCTTTGTGCCGTAGGGTGAACCCTTGGCAGGGTGAGCGGTGAATGTGATATGCTCACTTCGGAAGTGAATTTCGGGCTCCTCAGGTCTGCTCTGCTTCCGTGTAGAACGACGCCCTTGCTTCCGTGTTGACTTTTTAGAAGCAATTAACGCACCCCCTTTGTAGCAATTTTTATAGGGACGGCACGAGGCCTTCTCAGTGAACCCCATCTGCTTGCACGTCTTCTTCATACAATGGCTCTTACTGAACCTTCGTGGAAACGTCCACTGCCTCTCCGTGGTCATTCTCTAATCTACAGACCTTTTTAGGATTTTCGGGAAGCAGATCGCCGTAGAGCATGAAGTGAACCAGATTGAGAATATCAAAACGATTCAGCAGTAGCAGCAGTGAGATACCGGCGGAAAAGGCAATGATCGGCATCGCATGGCCGTATGCGTAGGTGCTGCGTAGTGGGTTGTAGAAGTAGATCAGGAAGAACGCAAGGATCAATATCCGCGTTGTTACAATCAGCGGAATATACTTCTGACCGTGCTTCTTGCTAGAGATAAAATAGACGTATCCGTATGTCATAATCATCAATATGGTCAAACTTGTCAGAATTATCTGATACCAGTCCTCTGTCGATAGTTTGATCTTCATCCCTGGTTACTAGGGACATAAAAAGGGCACAATAAGAGAGTTAATGGAGAACGTAAAGATCGCCTTCCCTCTGAAGGAGCTGACGCTGAACAGACAGCAGGCAGAGATCGTCAATTACGAGCCATGCACAAACATCCGCATTCTAGCCTCGGCTGGCTCAGGTAAGACCACCACTGTAACTGCACGTATTGCCTATCTGATCAAAGAGCATAAGATCCGAGAGGATGCTATCTTTCTGACAACGTTCAGTCGCAACGCCAGCGACACCATGAAGGAGCGAATTGAGGCTCTGATCGGCCCTACACGTGTCTATGCGGGGACCTTTCACGCATTAGCCAACAGAATTCTACGGGATAACGATCCGGAGCGGCTGAAGGATCTCTACCATGTTGACGAATTACCCCACAAATTTCTAGAATTCATCATGTCGGACAAGGGCCGCGAGTGGGTAGGGCGACTCCACTTTCTGATAATTGACGAATTTCAAGACATCAATGAGATTCAGTATGAGATTATCCGCAGACTACATCACCGCACAGCCTACCTGACAATTGTAGGGGACGATGCACAGAATATCTACACCTGGCGAGGTTCCTGTGTCGACTATATTCTGGACTTCCATCGACAGGTCTGGAATGTGAAGGACTTCCAATTGTCTATCAATTACAGATCCACGGAGGCAATTGTGGCCGTGGCCAATTCAATTATGCGGCGAATTCCAACGCTCCCTCACAAGGAACGGATGACTGCTGTTGTTCCAGGTGGGGAGAAGCCAGAGGTCCGCTATTTCTACCGTTCAGGGGACGAGCGTAATTACATCCACCACCGAATTCTGGAGATCCGCCAGACGGACCCAACCGCCACGATCGCAATTCTCTCGAAATTCAACTCGGTCCTCTACTCCTATGAAGAGACCTTCATCAAAGAGAATCTTCCTGTAACTCTGCTACGTGGCGGCAATGAGAACGTCCATGTCCCTCAAGTCTATCTCTCAACACTCCATGCCGCTAAGGGACTAGAGTGGGACCATGTCTTTCTAGTCCGTCTGAACGATGAGACCTTCCCCCAGAAGAAGGACGAAGAGAGCATACTACAGGAGCGACGACTCTTCTACGTAGGCGTTACGCGAGCTCGTCGCAGCCTCACCCTCTCTTATTCCAAGGGCGAGCACGCTCTCTGTAGGTTTGTTCGCGAGATCCACCGGCCGCTTCTCACCTGGTTCAGTGCCACACAGTATCGTCTGAGCAGCAATGAATTCGAGGGTCGGTCACGGTCGCTTCGCGGTGCAATTGACTCACTTCAGGGCGAGGACTTCAAGCAATTGAAGGCCGGCGGTATGCTACCTGAATGGCTGGCCAACACTGAATCGATTCTCCGCCCCATTCCACTCTTCAGAATAGGGGAATCGTGGAAGCTCCCTGAGTGGGTGAATAAGAAGGACCTTCGCACTGAGTGGGATCAGATGATCCGTGCCTATCTCCTACGAGTAATAGGGACGCTGAGACCAGAATCAGGCGGTGTTGCTGATGCGTCGGCGTCGGATGTGGTCTGGACAATCAAGATCGGAGCGGAGGACTCGCTCTTTTTCGACGAGAACCGCGAGATGATAGAACGACTGGTTCGCTATCTCTTTCCATTAGCGGGTGCCCCATTACACACGCCGCCACAGATCAATTATATGGATATCATAACAGCGTTGAAGACCCTCTATCCCGCCAATCGCTTTGACCACGAGTCTATCATCCATGTTGTTCAGATCATCCACAAGATCCGCACCACGCTCTACAACCTCCGCTATGTGGACTATCGTATGGATCTTCTCCGCTTTGCCTCCATCCCCTATTCGCCGCCACAGGAATACCGCTGTGATCTGATCCGTGCGTGGTACAGGACAAACACACTGGCGATCCCCTCCATCTCCCTTCTTCCTGAGCTGTTCCTGATGGGCGGCACCTACATTGTCCGTCAGGGCCGCAACGCACTCTTCTATCGTCAACCATCGGCCACAGAATTAGCATCGGTCACCGAATTCCTGGTAGCACTGGAACGGGATGTGCTGACCGAATGGTGTAAGACTAATAAGGATATACTGGCCCGCGTTCAGTATGAAGACGAGGAGCTCTCTGCCGAAGCCGACCTGATAATGGACACGACGATGCTTCAGATACAATCGGGTTCGACCAACTCGGATCTGAAGCGGCTGGAGGTCCTTGTAGAGCTCTTCGAGACAGCCCATCTGATGCGTTTGAAGGGGTTTGTTATCAACAAGGTGGTGCTCTTTCAGGCCTTAACGGGTCTCTGGTTGGAGATGGATCTCTCCAAATGGGATGGCACCCTTCTGGACAGATATCTAAGAACGCGGTTGAAGGCCCAGTAGTCCGCAACGGACCTCAGAATTCGGCATTCATTCTGCGAAGAACTGTTGCGTGATGCCAGAGGTATTGCGGTAAAATCAGATGATTACAGATCCCGCCCAGGACAAAGGTATAGGGCATCAACTCAATTATAATAAGATGTCCTACAGGGACCCATGCAAAAGGGATCCAGTGTCGCAGATAGCGGACGGGATCACGCACCTCCAGTAATAACGAATAATAGAACGAGAGATACGCACCAGTGACGATTGTCTGTAGATGGGCATATGAAGTGAGATAGTGGTCAACGTCGATCCCACCCTCTATGCGGTGCACGCACCGATATCTGCTAGTGTTAGTATAATAGTGGCACTGCTGGATCTGTGTAGGATGATAGATACGCGAGACGAACCCTACGTAGATCAGAAAGAGATAATTCGTAAGCACAATCAATAGCACGGGGTGTGCAAGAAGCCTTTGATACCCAGTGCTTCTGTAATCGGGTACACGCTCACGAGGATAGATCTTCACCACATCGCTCCTGTATTGGGTCAAACAGACGGGGCACTTACGATCCTGATCCGGACGGACGTCTGTCTCCCTCCATTTAGCAAGACAGGAGCGATGCACAAACCCTGCTGATCCGCGACAGGCACACGGTTCTAAAAAAGGATCGTCAGGTTCCCCCTCGGATAGACAGAATCGGCATTCACGCATGAGGCACGATCAGCCTTAATCTATTGAGATCTATTTTTGCAAATAAGGGGCCGAAACCAAGAGCCTGTTGCTCGGGCCAGACCCGTTTATAGAGAATAACGCCACAGACAACGCTGGCCACCGTTGCGTTGAGAAGTAGTATCAAACGCTGCGTCCCCTGCATCTATAATCTCTGTATATTTCGGATAACAGACTTCTGAACAATGACAAATAGACCCCTCCGACACCCACTTGGTTATAGACATATCTCTTTCGGATCGTTCTGTCGCCTCCAAATGACGCTACGAGAAGTAGATCATAGTGAAGATCTTTCATCGTTCTTCAAAACAAAAGTGAATTATGCGGTCTATATAGATTAAAATAAAGGCAATTAGATTAGAATGATCTCGTTCTCTTTGGCGGTGTTTCTGTTCGCGGGCTTGTGTATAGCCGACAGACCCGTGCTGGATAACGGATCGAATAGAGAGCTCGTCATTGATAGCAGTCTAACTAAACTCTTCGCAAACAGACGACTAGACAATGTCTATATTGTTCCAACTCTCTCTTCCACGGCAAGTAAGACCTCCACAAAGACGACTACGTCGACTCGCACCACTCAGCCCAGTCAGAGCAGCACGCGATCGTTTCAGGTCACTGGAACCTCCCCTCCAACCAGAATTGAGACACGGTCGGCAGCCTTGAGTAAGACCTCGTCGTCCAGCCCTCAGCCATCGGTCTCGTCTATGACCACAAAGACCTATACTGCATCGGCATCTAGCACCAAGACCACCACCAGCACTAAAACTACGTCCTCCTCTGCGTCTCAATCCAAGACAAGTTCGACGTCACCGACTCAGTCACGATCGATTCAGGCCTCTAAGACCGGATCGTCGTCACCTAGTGTTACACGTTCAGCTCCACCGTCGAAGACAGCAAGTGGCACAACTACGATGTCGCCCACCTCTCTTAAAACAAGCACTATTGTCATGACACGAACAGCGACCTCATCCGTCTCTTCAACAAAGACGACCAGTGCTACCACTACAAGCACAGGAAGTGTATCCACTAGTAAGACGACGACCGCAAGCACAACCAGCTCCAAGACAGCAACGCTATCGAAGACTACGACAGGCTCGCCTCAATTAACGGGAACAATAGTCCAAACAATAACAGTTACACGCTCAATGCGGTCAACCAGTACATCAACAGGTTCCGTCACAACAACCCGTTCCATGAGTGTCTCTAAGACAACAACATCGTCGGTTTCACCTACACGCCCCCAGCCGATCAGTATAACTACAACAATTACAAGCACGGCCTCCAGATCGCTGAACCCGTCGCGAACAGTCACTGTTTCAGCCACCGATTCGGCCTCGAGCAGACAATCGATGACAGTTACAGTCTCTAACACTCCGCTCCAGACCAGCTCATCGATCATGACACCAACAGCAGTGAAAACCGGCACGACGTCTCAAACAGGTTCGCCTTCGCTCTCCTACTCCTCGCGTAAAAGCTCGTCTTCTACTGCCTCCAATACAGAGACAAAGTCGACCTCTATGAGCAGAAGTTCTAGCAACAGTCCTACTATCAGCAGATCGTCGGCCGCCTCACGGACCTCTACATCAAGCACCACTGTCTCAGCAACAGGCAATCAGCCCACTCGCAGCATCCGTGAAACGACCACAGTGTCGGGATCACCTTCGAGCAGCAAGACAAGCACGACCTCGATCAGTTCCTCAAAATCCCCTCTGATTAGCAACACCCCTCAAATGACACGCACCCTGTCACTGAGTAGCACTCCTACCGCCACCTTCACGTATATAGTGAAGACCAAGACACCTTCGGGGACACCGTCACAGAGTGCCGAGGCAAGTGAAAAATCCACTATTACATCAGCACCAACAATGTCGTTCTACTCAAGTCAGTCGAGTACAGGTTCCTCCTCTGATTCGGGTTCATCCTCAGCTTCCCCTTCCACTTCACCCTCATATCCCTCGTTCTCATCGACCCCCACCCTTACGGTGCTCTCATCCGACTCCGCAAGCAGCTCGACTTCACACAGTGTTAGTATCAGCGGGTCGCCTTCGACGACCTCCTCACGGACCTCTATAGTGACACGGTCTATCACTGCCTCTGCCTCTGTCTCCAGGTCAACGATTCCGACACGATCGCTATCAGCGTCGCCATCGCATTCAAGGTCCGTTATTCAGACACGAACAGCGACCCCATGCAACTCTGCCTCTCCGTCACCCTCAATCTCCCGCTCGGCCTCAGCGATCCACAGCTTGACTGTGACGACCTCTGGTCTCCCATCGGTCACGCACACGGTCAAGCAGACATTCACTAGCACGGCCATCGTTTCGGAGGTCCAGACGGCAACAAGCACGGAGTCTGTCTCACCAGCAGCAAGTGCTTCATTGTATCAGACGCCCACACCGGTATCAACGGTGACGCCCATCCTTTCTATCACCCCTACGGCACTCCCTTCTGATCTACCAACATCATCGCCAGCCGCCACACAGGCCTCATCTGAGTCGTCATCCGGTTCACCCAGTCTCTCCTATACTGCTTCGGTCTCCGTCTCCCCTACACTCCTCCCTACGTCAACATCAACAGGAACGCTCTCGGCAAGTGTAAGCAGTTCACTGTCCCCTCAGGGATCAGCAACAGCGTATGCCTCGAATTCTGACGTAGGATCAGCATCGGCATCGGTATCGGTCTCGGCAACACCTAGTAGTTCAAGCACAGGCTCCGAGACCTCTACCTCGACAAGTTCGGCTACAGCAACAGCCTCGATCTCCAACTCGCCGCATGTGTCAGACACACCAGCAAGCAGCCCTTCAGAGACCTCTGTCGCTACATTGAGTAGTTCAGTAGCGGCGTCCATTTCGCCCCTCACAACTACCACACCAACAAGCCTGTATTCGCCAAGCCCCGCGGCCACAGAGACACCGCCAGTATCATTCAGTGTAGAGAGTTCCGCCACAGCTGCCCCATCTGCCACGGTGACACCAAGTATACTCTCTGCTTCAACTCTGCCAACAGCCTCGGCAACAGTAGAATCCACAATCTCTGCATCTCCAATTCCTACAGCCTCGGCAACAGTTGCATCCACCGTCTCTGCTTCTGCTCTCCAGTCAGAGTCAAGCACACCCTCACTGTCGATGATACCGACCCCTACACAGGCAAGTTCATCGTCATTCTGGCCCAGCTCGACGGCACTGGCCTCCGCCTCACCATCCGTATCGGTCAGTCAAACAACCCGCTCTACTCTGAGCATCATGGGCTCCGCATCAGCAACTGTGAGTGTCTCCCATAGTGGATCGGGCTCACCATCAGTCTCGTCAAGTATAAGTGGCACTGTCTCGAAGTCTGTGTGGAATACCGAAAGTAATTCGCCCAGATATTCGTATTCACCATGGGCCTCATCCTCGTCATCGTCGATGCCATCAAAGTCCCAGTCTACCACGTCGAGTGTATCGGCAAGCCCCAGCATCTCTGTCTCTGCATCGTTGATACCGACACCTACGAAATCGTATGATCCGCTGTTTGGTGTCTATCTGTCGGCCAGCACCATCAGCACAGAGACTTCGACGCTTACAGCATCACCGACAGCGACCCCTTCACAGACATCGACCCCTTCACAGACATCGACCCCTTCACAGACAGCGACCCCTTCACAGACAGCGACCCCTTCACAGACAGCGACCCCTTCACAGACAGCGACCCCTTCACAGACAGCGACCCCTTC